CCTTGCAACCCCTGGGAGCCCAACATGGGCCATCGCCACGGTGATGGCACCACCACGTACCCGAACGGTGACGTGTTGACAGATGACGGTGAAGAGGCGTAAGGTATCACTCATGGCAAAACCAACACACCAGCGGATGGCGATGCTCGCGAGGATTCGCGAGGAAGCTAGGCTTGACCGCTTGGCCGAAGACATGTACGCTGACTTCAAAGAAGACCAAAGGGATGAGGAGTTCCACCGCTATGACGACCGCTACTGATTCGGCCGCGGTAACGACCGCGAGGCAGATCTTGGGGACTCATATCCCCCGCGTCGGTTCGCTGTTCTCCGGTGTCGGAGGCTTGGACATGGCGATCGAACAGTACTTCGGCGCCAGCACATCTTGGATGTGCGAGGCCAACCCCGAGGCCCGTAAAGTCTTGGGCGCCCACTGGCACAATGTGCCGATCTACCCCGACATCACCAAGCTCGATTGGCAGTCGTTGCCGCAGGTTGAGATACTCGCCGGCGGTTTCCCGTGCCAAGACGTGTCGTCCGCTGGACTCCGCAAGGGCATGGGTGAGGGTACCCGTTCGGGTCTCTGGCGGTACTTCGCCGAAGGGATAGACGCTCTTCAGCCCAAGCTGGTCGTGATCGAGAACGTCAAGGGTCTGTTGACCCTGAAGGGCACCGATGGCCGCAAAGCCATCGAGACCGTACTTGACGATCTGCACGACATCGGCTACGATCACCGCATGGGACTTTTCAAGGCATCGGATGCGGGAGCGCCGCACCGACGCGAGCGAGTGTTCATCCTCGCGAGGCCAAAGGTATAACGGAACCGTGAAACTTCTGCCCACCACGACAGCGCGGGACCACAAAGGGTCCGCTGCTGGATTCCTAGACCGCCGTGATGGTGGTCCCGATCTTGAGGGAGCGATCATGCGACTACTGCCCACGCCGTTGACGACCGACGCACAAGGTGCTGGCGGTCACGGTGATGGTGGTCGAGACTTGCGGACCACGGTCGTCCAGGACTGGGATACAGAGGCTTGGGCTGAGTATCTGCCCGCGATCCTACGTTGGTGCAAGATCACCAACGGCGCCCCGCCCGTACCGGTCGAGCCCAACAGCAACGGCAACCTCCGGATTGCTGCTCGGTTCTCCGAGTGGATGATGGGTTGGCCCAGCGGGTGGGTTACGTCGATGATCACGACCAACCGCAAGCTGATGCGCGAAGACATGATCAGCCGCACCGCTGGGATGCGGATGATCGGCAACGGGGTAGTACCCCAACAGGCAATCATGGCGATCGACGCACTGATGGAGGAATGGTGACCAACGCTACCGCACTTCAGACGGACGGTATCGAGTTCGGGCAGATCACGCCCGCACCGCTCCGCAAGATGACGCAGGATGAGGCGCGTCGGTTGACGCTCAACCTGATCCACCGCATGAACCTAACCGGTTGGAAGGTGACGTTCGACAACGCCTCCCGGCGTGCCGGCGTTTGTCGTTACCGGACGGCTGAGATCTCTCTGAGTCTTGACCTGCTCGGACGGCGTGAGTACGCCGATACGCTGGACACGATCACCCACGAGGTGGCTCACGCCATCGTGGGCCACGCTGCTGGTCACGGTTGGCAGTGGCAGCGCGTCCACCAGAGTCTTGGCGGCAACGGCCACCGCGTGTTCCACGTTGACGAGCATGACCCCAAAGCTCTGTACCACGCCACTTGCCCGCACGGCAAGGCTTGGAACCGCTACAAGCGGATCACGGCCCGCACCCCCAAAGAGCAGGCTTGCAACTGCGAGCGTGGCGGGTTCAAGCCCGCCAACGTGATCACCTGGACACTCAACCCAGCTAGGAGCAGCGCATGACCAACTACAACATCCGGCCGTTCAAGGGTCGCACCATCGAGGTTGGCGACCCGATCAAGGCATACCGCAACCTCCACCAGGGTGACTGGTCGGTCGTGGCTACGTCAGGCCCGTACAGGGGCTTGGTTGTCGCTCACAGCGACGAGCTGCCCATCTGGGGTCCACGCTTCGAGGTATCGCTTGCAGGCCGCGAGCGTGTCCTACGGGACGGTAAGAAGAACGTCCACGCGTTCATCGTGGGCACCCTCGGCGGTCACATGCCGCGGGGTCTGCTGCTCAACATCCGGAACGAGGTTACTTATAGCCCGTGGATGCGGCCTTACTTCGTCGCCCACCCGCGGAGGCTCAAGAGCGACCACGATCGCGTTCCCTACGCGATGAAGGTGACAGCCGGCGGTCTCGCGACCCTCGACGCCTACGGAAAGGCTTGGGTCTATGCGCCACGAGGGCTGTCCTGACCCTGAAGTCTGCCGTCACCCCTGGTGTAAGGCTTGGTGGGTCGAGGCGTTCCGCGCCATCTTGACAAACTCCCACCAACTGTGCAAGGATGATCTACATGACCAAGAGCAAGCAAGAGAAGCCGCGAATCGTGTTCGCGACTGCCGCAAGTGGCGAGACGCTTCGGGAGAGGCTGGAACTACGCCGTTCCTCGGCTGCTAGCAAGCACCGCAACAAAACCAAGTACCACCGTCCAACCGAGAAGAGGAACCATGACGGATCTTGACAGCATCATCTCTGACCTGCGGAGCAACCGCGACGAGCTGATCACCCAGCGCGTCAAGCTGAGCGAAGCGATCGACAGCCTTGACGACGCGATCAACCAGCTTGAGGACGTGTCCCGATGAGCCATACCGACGACATGGAAGCCAAGCTGTACCGTTCGGCCATCGCGGCACGTAGCCCGCGGCCCTTGTACCAGATCGCGGCCGAGATCAAAGCCGACTGGGCTACCGCTAAGAGCGGCGTCTACTTCGGCGCCGTGCCCTACCTCGAAGCGATGGCGTCGTTGGTCGAGATCACCGACAACTACTTCGAGGACAGCGCCGCGCTCGTCGTGATCTACTTCTTGGCTAACGCCAACACATGGCGGGGCGAGACCGCCCGCCGCGTGAAGGCCGAGCTGAAGAAGATGGCTGGTATCAAGTGACGCCGGAAGAGGCTTGGATCATCGCGATGCACGTCCGCTTCCAGCGGATCATGGTCGTGACCCGGATGCACGTCCCGAAGTGGCTGATGGCGGTCATCATGGCCGCCCTGGCCATCCCAGGACCGCAGGACGAGCTGTTCGTCGCCCTGATCATCCTAGGCTGGGCCGCGTTCCGGCCCGAGATGAGGGAGGACCTGAAGTTCGCGTGGTACTCTATCTACCACGAGGCCGAGTGGATCAGACATGCTCGATAGCGACAGCTCGGCGCTGCGCGCCGCGACCCAACGTAAGATAGAGCGGCTGCGGATGGAGAGAGACCATCACGAAAGACTTGCCATGTTGGCGGGTCGTGAGCTAGAATTAGCATGCGGTCAACTCGACCGGATCTGAGAAGGAGATCAACATGAGCGTAGCAACAGCAAGCAAAGAAGCCTACGGCCGGATGCGGAGCGTCCCGCCCAAAGAGCACCCGGTCTACAAGTTCCTGAAGACCTTCGGGACGGGAACCGCCGGCTACTCAAACCGCCAGATCGCGGCGATCATGGGTCGCCCGATCAACACCATCACGCCGCGCATCTTCGAGCTGCGCGAGGCGGGGGTTGTCGTCCTCGCTGGCAAGCGCAAGGACACGTACTCGGGCATCGAGGTGTCACACTGGCGCATCGCTACCGCGGCCGAGGAGGCCGCGTACAAAGCGTTCACGACGCCACCCGTGCTGACCGACGAGGAGATCGCCAAGCTGCCGCGGACGTGGCTGCACTTGGCCGACATCCCGGAGGGTGTCATCGTCAAAGAGACCACGGGTGCTGGATGGCACTGGCTGCGCCGCGCCAACGGCGACTTCGGTCACCGCACCGCCAACGTGGAAGACACGACGTTCGGTGGCTGGCTGCCGCTCGGACGTCAGGAGCACTTCTACGGGCCGATGGTCGAGGTGCTCGCATGACCTCGTACCGGCTGTACGTCGCCTATCAGGCGCTCAAGTCTTTCGCTGTCACGATGGTCGTCTTCGACGGCCTCGTGCTGATCTACCGACTCAGGACCGGGAGCCTGTGAAGGGTCGAGAGCTGCGGAAGGTGTTGACGTTCATCGCAGCCATCGCCTGGGTGTGGTGGATGGTCTGGGCGCCCGCCAGCGCCCACGCCCAGCCGCTCTGTGAGCACCGTTCGGCCGAGCACGCCGCCCAGTCTCACACCACCCGCGAGGGTGACTCACGCTGGCACGTAGCGCACGGCCAGCTCCCAACGTGCGGCCTTGATCAGAGCAGTGACGACCGGGACAAGGGACACGGAGACGAAGGGTCTCCGCGACCCCATCGGGACCGTCCGGGTTTTCACTGCACTCTTCACGGCTGCGGATAGGAACCGCATGATTAACGTGTACTTAGATGATGTGGCTCCCTACTGGGAATTAGCCAACCGGCTACACGCCGAAGAGAGCGAGGAGGAGTGATGGGCTGGCTAGCGATCGGCAGCGAGAACGATTTCATCGACTACATCTACAACAGCGGCCCATACCAGCGCGACCCGAGAGGGTTAGCGGCAGAACGAATCGACCGCCAGACGCGGCTCGATCAACTGAAAAGAGAGGAGCCAGCAATGGCAACTAGCATCACCCCTTCACGTATCGCACTGAAGGTTCAGGCAGAGGCGCTTCAGCGCCAGCTCGCGGAGATCCAACTAGGCTTGGCGAGTCTCACCCCCGACGAGCCGGCAGGTCAGGGCACCGTCGTCCGCTTCCGGAAGTACAACCGTCGCTACACCTACGCGGCGATCCGCGTGCTGAGCGAGTGGTACCTCACCCAGAACCCGACCCGTCCGCAGGACCGCAAGGCTCCGAAGACTTGGGCCGAGCTGCTCGACTTCGTTGGTGAGCGTAACTGGGACACCATCGAGGTCCTGTCCTGATCTAAGGCGTCGGTCCCGGTGCCCCAGCGGCGATGAGCCCAGTAGAAGCACGGTGATTGGTAGGGGTGACACTCCGTCACCGGGATTGACGCTTAGGAGTCAGATGAGAGACGTATTCGGGCCACCAAAGGCCCCACGATCGGTTTCACAGCTCAACCAGTACAAGCGTTGTCCGTACAGCTACTACCTCGCTCGGATCAAGAAGGCTTGGCAGCGTCCTGCTGCCTGGCTGCCCCAGGGAACCGCGGTCCACGAGACCGCGGAGTGGTGGGAGCGGGGAGGTCGTAAGGCCACCGTAGAAGAGATGCTGGCCTACTTCAACGCGGCGTATGACGCCGACGTGAACCGCTACCTCAAGATCACCCCGAACACCTCGTTCTGGTCGGCTTCCGGCCAGTACCACGGCGCACGGGACATTCAGCGCCGGTTCGAGAAGGGTCGGGAACAAGTTGTCGCCTACCACCGTTACTACACGGAGACGGCGCCGAAGGACGCTATCTGGATCGCTCCGGATGGCACCCCCGGTATCGAGCTGGGGTTTGACTTTGACCTAGATGGTGTTAGGATCAGAGGGTTCATCGACGCGATGATCTCGCGTCCCCTGTCCATCCCGCAACATACAGACGAGGGAGTGATCACACATGAAATCATCGTCCGAGACAACAAAACTGGCAACAACCCCGGAGACGACTTCCAGCTCGCCGTCTACGGAATCGCCATCACCGATAGCTACGGCGTTGAAGTACCTCTGGGGGATTACTGGATGGGCAGATCAGGAAAGCCCACAGCACCCTTCGACCTCACCAAGTGGCCCCGCTCCCGCGTTGCGGAAAGTTTCGCAGAACTTGAAGCACAGCTCGACAAGGGAGATTTTCCGCCCCTTCCCGAGACCGATCGCTGCCACTTCTGCGATGTCTCCGCAGCCTGCGAGTATCGCGTCTGACCGCGACCCGAAGTGCATCGAGTGCGGGCTACGCGCTAGCACCGCGGTCCTGATCGGCGGCAACGAAAGGTGTGTCTACGCATGAACATCAAACTGGTCGTCCTCGGCTACGAGCTGGGACGCATACAGATAGACCTACCAGCCGGCATTACGTCCCCGCAAGAGCCAGAGAAGCTGGTCGAGGCGTTGGTTGACGGCGTGTCCGGTTGGTGGGTACAGCGCATGATGAAACGACGTTCGCGGTGAGCGAGCGTCTGAGCGCCGCTACCGCGGCGAGACGGAGGACACGATGACCAAGCTGATCAACGGGATGCTGTGGCTCATCGCCGCCCTGCTCGTGTGGGGGGCGGTGCTGAACCCACCCGCCTACCACGCGACCTCATGCGACCCCCGCTGGGAGTCGTGTCAGGTCCCTCGATGGTGCCCCTCGACCGGTAGCTTCCTGCCGCCGTTCTCGGGATACTGCCCCGTTGGTCCGCACAACTACTCACCCCCGTTCGGAGATGATGACGATGCCTAGTCCGATAGAGCTGGGCAACGACGGCGCCTACTGGTACGTTGACCTAGGGCCAATCCCGAACAAGCCCGACTGGCACGCCCAGTCGCAGGGCACGAGCTACCGCTTCCCGACCGAGAAAGCCGCAGAGACCTTCGTGCGGGTCCACCAGCTTCAGGAGCCGAATCGAGAGATTCGAGTTCGGCGTCCTGGTGAGTTACCTACGTAGGTTCTGGGACTGGATGAACATCATCAAACTAGGAGGACCTATGGGCGGTAACATGCAGTTGGAGCCTTTTGACGAGGAACGCGACTGGTGGCTGCTAGAGAACACCACCCAAGCCGCTCACGAGCCCATCGCTGCCCTCCGGTTCCAACGGAGAGGCATGAAGGGCCAAGCCTTGGTCAAAGCCACCGGAATCAAGCCTACGGCGCTCCAGGCGGCTCTCAAGGCCGCTCTGGACGATGAAGGTGCGGCGTTCAGCCGCGGGGTGGCGATCCACGACCAGGGCACCAAACCGTGAGCAGCGGCGGCTACCTGTCGGTACGCGGTCAGGCCCGCGTCACGCTAGGCGTGGTCCTCGTGCTGCTCGCCGCGGTAGCGTGGATGGCGTTTCACCCCGTCAGTACGCAGGACGTAGGCCAGGAGGGTACGCAGTGCATAGTCAGGCACACGGAGCACATGCCCCGGAACAACCCGACTCACCAGTATTGGGTACCGCGAAGCACCTGAGACGGCTGGTCCATCTGCGGGAGTCTGCTCCCGCAGACCACCACCGCTATCTGCTCCACCTGATCATCCTGTTCATGGCGAAGCCGCAGAACGCGGACGATCTGATCGAGATGTACCGAGAGGAGTTCGGCCTATGATCCGATGGGGAAGCATAGACACGCTCGGCGCACTACGCGCCATCGTCCGGGAGACCGAGCACCTGCCCGACGACACCCGGACGGCCATCACCATGTCGGCCACCTCCGGTGAGTTCGCCTACGGTGGGATCGCGGTCTATGGCCGCATGTTCCCGAAGGGGGAGGGATAGCGTGTACACACCAGTCCAGAGCCTATACATCCGGGGTAGCGCCGGCGACCCGCTGCCGACCGTGTTCGACGCGTTCACCGCGCAAGGCATCATCTTCCGAAGGGGGCAGCTATGCCTGATCAGTGCTGGGGCCGGGACGGGGAAGAGTGGACTTGTCCTGACCTATGCCCTGCTCGCAAAAGTCCCGACGCTGTACTTCTCGGCCGACTCGGATGCTTTTACGCAGCTCTCCCGCAGCCTGAGTATCTTGACCGGAGCCCCGTTGGAGAAGACCGTGGACGCCGTGAGGAACGGCGACTTGCGAGGAGCCGAGAGCGTGTTCAGCGACATCCCGATCCGGTTTGTCTACGATGCCAGCCCAAGCTTGGACCGCATCGAGGTCTCGATGGCCGCTTACGAGGAGGTATACGGTGATTTTCCCGCGCTTGTGGTCATCGACAACATTACGAACGTACGCACGGGGTCCGGTGAGGATGACCCGTTTTCGGGTCTGGAAGCACTCATGGATTACCTGCACGGTATGGCCCGCGCCACCGCGGCGTGTGTCATTGGGCTTCACCACGTCACAGGCCCGAACAACGATGGAGATAAGCCTATCCCGCTCTCGGGCGTTAAAGGCCAGATAGGTCGTGTTCCCGAGCTGATCCTGACGGCCCACAAGGTCACCGAGACCTACGGCAACACCACGCTCAACGTCTCCCCGGTCAAGAACCGGGGAGGGAAGTCTGACCCCTCGGGAATGACTTACGCCTCGTTGGAGTTCAAGGGAGAGAGTATGTGGATTCGGGACTACGACCAAGGAGGTCAGCAGTGAGCACACCAGACATCTTGGAGACCCTCGCCAAGGCGCTGTGGGAGATCGTTCCCTACGAGCGCGCCATCAAGTGGGACGACCATAACGAGACCACCAAGTGGCACTACCGGACCCGTGCGGCCTCGCTGCTTGAGAAGTTCGACATCGGGCCGCGTCACCCCTACACCCCGCCGATCATCGACCTCTCGGACGATGACGCCTACGAGCGGGCCTCGAAGAGCATGTTGGTCTACGGACATGCGATCGTCCGTGTGACGGCTCCCCCGGCCGGTTCCGGATACGAGTACTTCGGTGTTTAGCCCACGGACGGAGGCCGAGTGGATGCCGCCGTGGGCGACACCGGGATGGCTGGAATGGTGGAAGAGCCTCGACCACGCTGGCTGCACGCAGGTGGCGATGGACCCAGACGTGCCAGCGTACATCCGCTGTCACTCGATGCACTGCCCGAAGTGTAACCGGTCCACCGGGGGCCAGGGTCACTTCGACTGCAAGCAGGAGCGCGTCAACGGCCTGCCATACCCGATTAGTACAGCTAAGCATTAGCTGAAACCCCCACGTAGCGCGGGAGAGGATTTGGGACATGAGCACAAAACTGATGGCAGCCGATTTGGTGGACCGCAGCGGGTGGTTCAACACGCCGCCGCTGGATGTGTCGGAGTGGTGGAACGTGTCCCAGCCGAACTACACCATCACCATCGGTGGCAGCCCGGTCAAGGCCGATGGGCCTACCGGGGGTACGACGGCAGCTCCCGTTGCAACGGGAGGGACGTACAGCACCAGCAAGCTGGACCACGATACGGGCGATACGATCCTCCGGACGTGGAACTACGACCAGACGTTGACGGAGCAGCCGATCAGCGAAGAGCGCAAGCCGATGGTCCAGATGGACACCGTGCGGCCGAGCACCAGCAAGTACCAGATGCCCGGAGCTAGGGTGATGAACTTCACCGAGACCTACATGGAAGAGGGTCACGACCATGGTCTGCTGCTGTCCTCCTGGAAGGACCTGGTAGGCAAGACGAAGGTGGACACGTTGGTGGGCACCGGAGTCTCCGGAACGATCGCGGTCGTGAACCTCGCCCGCGACCTAGGTATCCACTACCTGATCATCCGCAAGCCAGGGGTGAATACCCACAGCTCGTGGCCTGCGGAGGGACACCTAGGCAAGAACTGGGCGTTCGTTGACGACCTCGTGTCGTCGGGCGCCACGATCCAGCGGGTGTGGGATGCTATGAACAGCATCCAAGAGAGCGGGTTCAGCACACAATTCAAAGGCGTGTTCCTCTACGCCAACGGGAACCCGCGTTGGGTCGCACCGGGTAAGGGCCGGTACGACAAGAGTAGGTTGCACGAGTGGCTGGCAGGAGCCGAGTCATACAAGTCAGAGTTCGGCCGAGGTAGAGGAGAATCAGCATGGTGAAACCAGTAGCGAAGGTCAACCCGATTCGGGCCCAGATCTTGGGAAGCCTGATCGAGGGCACCAAAACCACCCGCACCCAGCACACGCTGGTGCGGAACACCGAGACCGGGAAGATCGACGTGGCCGAGGTATCGGTCCCCGCGGGCTTCGCTCTCCGCTACCCGCTCGCCCAGAACATGAGCGAGCACAACGTCAACGTGCTGGCCGGCAAGTGGATCGCGTAGCGCAGCGGTGGGCTGAGTTCACCGAGTGGCTGCTGTGGTACACGATCGGCAGGCACCTACCGTGATGGTCAACGTGTGGTGGGTCGTCGGGATGGGCTGGTGGGGATTCCTCTGGGGATACCTGCTCGGGAAGCCCTGGACATGACCAGATCACTAACCCAGCGGGGATGCATCGACTGTGCCTCGGAGGGGTTGCCGCTGACCCGCCCAGCGACCCCTCCGGGGCCGCGGTGCGCCACGCACAAGCGGGCACGCCGTGGCTCTACCCGCGAGCAGGCTTGGGCCATCCGCATCCTCAAGAACTACGCTCTGACGGCACTGGAATACTGGGCCATCTACCGACACCAGGGAGGCCATTGTGCCATCTGCGAAAGAGCTACAGGACGGGTCAAAAAGCTGTCTGTGGACCACGACCACGGAACCTCTCTGGTCCGCGGTCTTCTCTGCACGTCCTGCAATAAGATGCTCGGTCATCTCCGAGACGATCCGGACGCGTTTGTCCGCGCTGCCAACTACCTACTCGATCCCCCAGCCCGTGCTATCGTGGGTCTGAGGATCGCACCAATCGACCAGCTCAAGAAGGAGAATCCAGATGCCAAGAGATCTTATAGTCGTTGACTTCGAGACGACCGGACTTCACGACCGCGCGGTGATCGTGGAGGCGGCAGCCATCAACGTGGAGACCGGGACCGAGCTGTACTTCGTGCCCGAGTTCCTCGGTACCACGCCGTGGTCGGACATCGAACCGATCGCTCTGAAGATCAACGGCTACTTCGAGCGTGAGCTGTGGAAAGAAGAGCTGAGCGGCAACGAGACCCGGAAGCAGTACGCCAACTTGCTCCGGATGTTGGAGGGCAACACGTTCGCGGGGAGCAACCCGTCGTTCGACTCTAAGCTGCTGCTGCGGTCCTACCGCCAGTCGTGGCACCACCGCCTCGGGGACCTCGCGGCCTACGCCGCGGGGAAGCTGGACCTCGACCCCACAGACCTGCCTGGGCTGGACGAGGTTGGTCGTCGGCTGGAGATCGACATCACAGGACGCCACGGCGCCCTGGACGACGCTCGTGCGACGGCCAAGGCGTTCCAGATCTTGCGGACCATGTGATGGCTGCTGGCAGGGTGCTGGACTACGAACGCCGCTGGTATGCGACGGGCACGATGTCGGTGCTCGACGTGGACGACAGGCACCCCGAAGAGAACATCGAGGAGCGCATCCATCAGGCGCTCCGCGGTGCGGGGATCACGTTCAACGAGCTAATCGTGGTCGAGCAGTTCCCACCGGACCCGCGGTGATGCCCCCGCCCGAGACGTTCTCGATCGTTCGGGCGATCCAGCACTACCACCCTGAGTTCGAGCCACCGGAGGTGGCTCCGGGTTGGATCAAGGTCCAGTGCCCATTCCACGACGACAACCGAGCGTCGGCGGGAATCAACTACGAGATGGACGCGTTCTCATGTCTAGGATGCGGTGTCTCGGGGAACTACTACACCTTGATCGCAGGTCAGGAGGATAGCTATGCAGCGACTCAGCGAGTCACAGAGGGAGTGGTTAAGGTCAGCGACCGTCCGGTACCACCAAGCCCTCCCGAACAGTCCGGGAGAAGAGTATTTGGCGACCCGAGGCGTGCTCGGGGTGAGCGTCCGCGAGCAGACGGACCAGTTTCGTCTGGGATACGTGGCCGAACCACTCCCTGGACATGAGGGGTATCGAGGGATGCTCGCACTGCCGTATATTCGCTACTCCCAGGAGTACGGATGGGGAGTCGTCAGCATCCGGTTCCGCAAGCTGCACGCAGACGCCGACAACAAGTACCTCACCGTCGCGGGAGACAAGCCGCGTCTGTACAACACCCAAGCTCTGCTTCGCAGGTCTGCCACGATAGCCATCACCGAGGGGGAGATAGATGCCATCACAGCCGAGCTGTGCGGTGTGCCCGCTGTGGGGGTGCCCGGAGCCACGATGTGGAAGCCCCATCACGTCGAGCCCTTCTTGGGCTACCGCGAGGTATTCATCCTTTCGGACGGCGATGACGCGGGTCGGGACTTTTCTGCGAAGGTAGCGCGTTCTCTACCTAATGGGAAGGTCATCCCCTCACCCGAGGGCGAAGATGTAAACAGCATGGTGCTTCGGGAAGGACCCGCCGCCCTGCTACGCAGGTTAAGTTAGTGCAACTAAGTATGAGCGGGAACCCTCCCGTAGCGGAAGAGAGGATTTGCAACATGAGCGTAGAACGTGAACACCGGGTCGTCCGAGAGGTCCGACGCCTCGTGGCGGCGTACCCCGACTTCAAGTACGAGATCCCGACGACCGTCACCGAGGACGGTCAGTCTTTCCAGGGCGACTCCTGCCTATACGTCTTCGACGGCAAGGGCTCCTGCGGCGTCGGTCAGGCCCTGGTCAACACCGGGGACCTGAACCCCGCCAAGCCGTTCGGTAAGGCAGGCGAGCGCATCGAGAACACCGGAGCCGGTGTCGTCGTCCAGCTCCTCGGCCTCCGCATCCCCAAGAGCCAGAAGGTCTGGCTGGAACGGTTCCAGGAGCTGCAGGACGACGGTAAGCAGTGGTCCGAGGCAGCGGCAGACGCCGACATCTACGTCTACGGAGAGGTACAAGCATGACCAACACACTCGAAGAGGCACAGGACATCATCTTCGGTGCCCGCAACGCGTCCTACGGTCACCCGCGGGACAACTTCCAGAACATCGCCGACCTCTGGTCGGCCTACCTGGGAGTGCCGATCACCCCGATGGACCACGCCAACATGATGGTCCTGCTCAAGGTGGCCCGCCTCAAGTCAGGCGTCTACCACCGCGACTCGGTGGTGGACATCGCTGGCTATGCGGGCACCATCGAGCGCCTTCAAGAGACCCCCACAGACGCGGTGAGCTACTCGGCCACCGACATCGTGCCCGACACCGGCGCCTACGTCGTGGACGGTCGGACCTACTACGCCCGCTGGGAAGATGTCCCGGTGGACCAGCCCGTCAACAGCTCGGACGAGAGCGACAACATATCACCGTGGTACGGCGACGGCACGCTCGGCGACTTAGGCGAGCCGCCGTGGCGTGACTGGATACACCCGGATGTGGGGCCCATTGTCTGGTACCACCTCCGCGACCTGCCCAGCGGCACGGTCGTCACCGACAAGGACGGCGAAAAGTGGAAGAGGTTCTCCCGCGGTGTCAAGCTGTACGACCAGTACGCCGAGCGTTGGGGCGATATGCTATCGCTTCGGTCGGCCGACAGCCACGACATGTTCGGCCCGTTCGAGGAGATCAAATGACGGTCACCTGGTGGGAATGGTTATTGATAGCCATCGTTATAGCGGGAGCTATTTTCATGGGACAGGAAGGCTAGCAATGACCGTGACCGTAGTCATCTCGGACACCCAGATGCCCTACGAGAATCGGTCAGCCCTAGCGGGGCTGATCCGGTTCATCGGGGACTACCAGCCCGACGAGGTTATCCACATCGGAGACCTCATGGACTACCCGACACCCAGTCGGTGGTCCAAGGGCTCGGCTGAGGAGTTCGCCCAGATGATGGTTCGCCACAACGAATACGCAAAGAGCCGTCTGCTTGGCCCGCTGCGGGACGTTTATGACGGACCCATCAAAGTACATGAGGGGAACCATGATCTCCGTCCACGGCACTACCTGGCCTCGTATGCACCCGCGCTGGCTGAGTACGCGGATGACTTCCACATCAAGTCGCTCCTCGACTTCGAGGGATTCGGCGTGGAACTACTACCTGACTTCAACGAAGTTGCGCCAGGCTGGCTTACTACCCACGGCCATGTGGGAAAGATCTCGCTCAGCCGCAATGCAGGAAGCACAGCGAGCAACGGGGCGCTGAAGTTCGGGAAGAGTGTGGTCATGGGCCACACCCACCGGATGGGTATCGTCCCGGTCACCAAGGGCTACGCTGGCCGAGAGTCCCAGATCCTCTGGGGCGTCGAGGTCGGTCACCTGATGGACCAGAAGAAAGCACAGTATCTCGCGGGGGCTACCGGTAACTGGCAGACCGGGTTCGCCATCCTGAACACCCACGAGACACACACCAAGCCCGAGCTGGTGCCGATCAACAAAGGGAGGTTCATCGCTGATGGATTCGCTTGGGAACTCTAAGGAAGACCTCGGGGAGCACGTCGAGGCCGCTGCGCGGCGTGCTCTCCACGACTGGGGTCACCCGATCGAGGGCCTGGACGATCTGGTCCAGGACCTCTGGGTCTGGTACCTTGCCCGACCGAGCACCCAGGAAATGGTGAACCGCCCGAATAACAACCAGACCTTCATCCGGAATCTGTTCTACCGTGCTGCTGGCCAGACCTTGGCCGGTCAGGTGCTGGATGCGGACGTGTTCAAGGGCAACGACCTATACTCCGCGGACGCAGTGAAGGACTGGCTGGCCGGTGCATCCACCAACAAGTACCTCGGGAAGCTGATCCAGAAAGCCCTCACTAAACTGAGTGATCAGAACGCCGAGCATCGCTCAGCCATCCGAGACCGATACGAGGAGGGTGACCCTCGGTACCTGGTACCGGGTGCCCCCGCGATGCTGCTGTCCAGGGCCGTCAAGTCCCTCACTGGGCACGTCAATGCGCTCGCTATCGAGGACAAGCAGGGAGATACGGTGCGGCCGAGCCGAGGGGTCTCGGCCGGAAGTCGCCGCGGAGGCGGCGGTTACTCCGACCCCACCGCCGACATGGCACTCGGCCTGATCCGCGCTGGTGACGCACCTATCGAGACAGCCTCGGGGGAGGTGACAACGATGCGCAAGGAATTTGAAGACGCAGACAACATCATGGCCTCCCGCTACGACAGCCCAACCCCGCCCTGGTCTGGAATAGATCTGTTTGAGGGGGAGTTGAACGATCGGACGGACATGTACAGGGCTCAGGTCTTCCCTGAGCTGTACCCCGACGAGAAGCCGATGATGGTTGGCAACTGGTCACGAGAAGACCAGGAAGCTTACTGCGGTGGTGAGTACACAGCAGGATACCGACGACTGAAGGTGGTAAGGTGAGCTACGATGAGCCAATCAACTGGGGCCCAACTGGAAAGCTGGTATATGAGAGGACGTATAGCAGGACGAAACCGGACGGCACCAAAGAAACCTGGCCTGAGACTGTCAGCCGAGTTGTGGATGGCAACCTTGCGCTGGTACCTGAGCGGTACCAAGACGAGGGGGAGCGAGAAGCCCTCGTCCGACTGATGACGGAGTTCAAGATCCTGCCAGCGGGTAGGCATCTGTGGGCGTCGGGCGTCAAGAACGCCCAACACCTGTTCAACTGCTGGGTCTCGGGGTGGACCGACAACCCGTCCGACCACTTCGAGTTCACGTTCATGCGACTAATGGAAGGAGGGGGTGTCGGTGCAAATTACTCTAACCGTCTCATCCCGGACTATGGCCCGGTTCAACAGGATCTCCTGGTGGAGATCGTCTGCGACGAGGAGCATCCAGACTACGAGCGTCTCCGGGACGCGGGTGTCCTCAGTAACGGATACGATCCGGATTGGTCCGGTGCTTTTGTCATTGAGGATAGTCGGGAAGGATGGGCTTCGGCCCTTGTGGACCTCGTTGACACCCACTACCGGGAAGAGGTAGAGCATGTACGCCGAGTTTATGACGTGTCTCGTGTGCGGGAGGCCGGTCGCAAGCTCCGTACGTTTGGCGGCAGAGCATCCGGTCCTCTTCCACTCGCCAGGATGCTCCTTGAGGTCAACGACATCCTCTCCGACATCGCCTACGGATTAGGCAACCCATCTCTCGCAGGTAAATCGGGCAAGCTGACCGGGATGGACGCGATGGCTATCGACCACGCTATCGCTCAGTGCGTGGTGGCCGGCGGTGTCCGCAGGTCGGCGCGTATGTCGATGATGCACTGGCTGGACCCTCAGATCCGGGACTTCATCAGCTCCAAGTCCAGCGGGATCAACCACTGGACGACGAACATCTCGGTGGAAGTTGACCAGGAGTTCTGGGATTCACTGGCAGGCCAGGGCGATACTAACGCCCAGGGCTGGGCAGAGAACGTGTTCAAGCGGATGACCGAGGGGATGGTGCAGAATGGTGAACCAGGATTCTGGGACAGCAGTCTTTCAAACGAAGGTGGAAAGGGTGAGCCTAACCGGGTCGACTGCACTAACCCTTGTGGCGAGATCACCCTGGAATCGTGGGAGCCATGTAACCTTGGTCATGTCAATCTGGCGGCGTTTGTCCGGGATAACGGTAAAGTTGACACGCTGGGACTCATCGTCGCTCACCGGCTGGTCACACGTTTTCTTGTACGAGCCACCTTTTCGGATGTCTCGGATGCAAAGAGTCGTGAAGTACTAGACCGGAACCGACGCATCGGTGTCGGACACCTCGGAGTAGCGTCGTTCCTGTCCTTAACGGGTACTAAGTTCTCAGAGGCACCACGGTCCCAGCGGTTCCAGAACTTGTTGACGGAGCTGGCCGAGGTTGTGGAGCGTGCGAGCGAGGAGTTCTCTCGCGAGCTGCGTATTCCGGCACCGGTAAAGACCCGGACTGTCGCCCCCACCGGGACGATTGCCAAGATGCCGGGAGTCAGCGAGGGTATCCACCCAATCTTCTCGCGGTACTTCTTACGTCGGATCAGGTTCAGCAAGGTGGACCCCGCCCAGCTAGCCCAGCTCGACGGCCTAGAGGCCCAGGGCTACGACGTACAGGATGACCTGTACGCCGCTAACACCGCGGTGGTAACCATTCCTACCAAGGACAGCCTCTTAGAGGCTGTGGAGGCCATCTGGGGGGCAAAGCGGGCAGAGGAACTGGTCGAGGGGGCTAACGATCTTAGCTTGCACCAGCTCCTAGCGTTCCAAGAGCTGTACCAGTCTCACTGGGCAGACAACGCGGTGTCGTTCACCGCGAACATCGAGCAGGGGGTCGAGGCCCCGATGCTCGGAGAGATCGTCCAGCGTTTCGCTGGCCGGTTGAAGGGAGCTACGGTGTTCCCCGAGACCTCGATGGCTATGGCGCCTTATCAGGCGATCACCAGAGAGGTGTACGAAGCGTTCGAGGCGACCAGCGTCTCTGACGGGCTCGATGAAGAGTGCAAGCAAGGCGCTTGCCCAATCCGATAGGGGATACAAATGACGGCAGCAGTACCAGACCCATTCGGCGCGCAGGCAGCCCCAGTGGCACCAGCACCCGAGGAAGCACAACAGCAGACCCCGCCGAGCGATCCTTGGCAGTCCGCTCCCGCCCCGGCCGTAGCTCCCCCGCACACGATCGTGCAGGGTGCCGACGGCAAGGTCGTCCTCACCTTCAAGGGTGGCGGCGGCTTCGAGGCACCGTGGGTGGTTGTTCACGCGAACAACCTCGAAGAGGCCCTCAGCTACGTCACCGAGAACGGTGAGCGGCTGCTCGACCTGTTCAACCGCGTCCAGGCAGCGGCCACGCTGTTCCGTGGCGGCGCCCCGCTGTCGGCACCGTCCGCTCCGCGGGAGTCCGCTCCCGCTGCGGCTGTTGGACCGCCTCCGGGCAGCCCAGCGATGCCCGCAGGCTACACCTACGTCACCAAGGTGAAGAACGGTCGGCCGTGGCACGGCTACTTCCCGTCCGACGCCCAGAAGGCGGCTGGCGAGAAGGCCATCTTCTTCGACCCGCCCAAGTAAACTCTGCGGGGCCGGGGTCCGGATGATAGTCCGGTGAAAGGTCCGTGTTGATTGTGACCGCCCCGCCCGCAGCCCAACCAAGAGAGCCCGCCGTAGCGACGGTGGACCGAGAGGAGCCGTCATGGCCCAACACGTCACGATCGTCCTCGCCTCCGGTGGTGCTATGCACTACCACGGTGAGGTCATGTACGACCCGTCCGAGGGTATCTTGGTGGTCGATCTCTTGGAGACCGAAGCCATCGCCCACTTCCCAGTCAAAGAGGGCTTCGTCGTCTCGTGGATCACCAGCGAGATGGACGATGAGGAAGCCCACATACGTAAGGAGCTGGCCGAAGAGGCTCGCCGCAAGTACCGAGAGGAGAACCCAGATGGTGGACTTGATCATTAAGAACGATGGGCCGTCGCCCATCTTCACCGCGCTGCTCACCGAGCTGTCGGTCGTGTTCCAAGAGCGGGATGATTTCCGCGACGAGGTGGAGCGCCTTACCTCCGAGCAGGGGGAGCTGGCAGGACTTCGCAACGAGGTCGGCGCCTACGCCAACCGCTTGCTGGACCAGGACAGCGAGATCGCCCGTCTTCAGGAGCAGTATGCTGAGACGGCAGAGGAGACCTACCAGCGGGGAAAGCTGATCTCCAGGCTGCGGGAAGAGCTGGCCGCAGCCAAGCGCGTCTTCGGGGATGCGTTCGGCCACGGAGAGACTGGCCCGACCCGCAAGAACCGCCCGAAGCTGACGCCGGCACAGGCCGGCGGCATCCGCAGCATGGTTCGGAATGGTTCCGAGCGCAAGCACGTTGCATGGGTGTACGGAGTTCACCCCACCACCGTCACGAGGATCGTGAACGGGACCTACCACCGAGAGGTAAGCGCATGAGCATCAAGGCACACGAGATCGAGACGATCACCAACGTGGTAGCTCCTACCATCGCGTCGCTGGCGCTGTCGGCCACCACCGCCAAGTACGAGTCCACCTCCGTCTTCACAGGCGCGGAGTTCGAGGCCGAGTTCCAGGAAGAGGTCGACCGGATCGCGGACGGCTTCAAGGATGCTCTGAACAACGTCGAGGGCGCCATCGAAGAGCCCGAGGTACCGGACTTCCTGCGGGCCCTCGGCCTGGGCGACGTGCTGGCCGATCTCGAATCCAACCCGTTCGGGTGACCGACGCGGCGGCGGTTACCACCGCTAACCCGTTCTCGTTTCAACCGTGGCCCAAACTGCCACGGTTGAACCGGGAGATCATCGTCACCGAGAAGATCGACGGGACCAACGCTGCCATCCAGTTCGATGAGGATGGCAACTGGGCAACCCAGTCTCGGAAGCGGCTGATCACTCCGGGCAAGGACACGGACAACTACGGCTTCGCCGCGTGGGTCGAAGAGAACCACGAGGACCTGTTCATCGACTTGGGTCCTGGGATTCACTTCGGCGAGTGGTGGGGCAAGGGCATCCTCCGGAACTACGGGCTGGACCATCGACGGTTCAGCCTCTTCAACACCAGCCGTTGGGCGGGCGTCAACTTCATCACACCGAAGGTACGCACCGTTCCGGTCCTCTACCGAGGCCCGAACCGCACCGCGGAAATAACCCTGGTCGGTCTGATGTTGAGGATGAATGGCAGCGTTGCCATGCCGGGGTTCGACAAGCCAGAGGGCATCGTGGTGTTCCACACCGCGGCCAACCAGATGTTCAAGGTCACCCTCGAAGACGACGAGAACCCGAAGAGCGTCCTACCAGGAGCAGGTGATCCGATTGGCTGATCGACTGACTTGTCTCCTGATCCGTCCGATCCAGGACGACCTTCCCATCGACGTGCAGGCTGTCGGCCTGCGCGAAGAGGCGCTGCTGGCTATGGAGAAGGTAGCCGACGTGGAGCGTTCCTCGCTCCGCTACAAGCACGCCTCGGACAACGCCACCATCCTGCTGGACAACGGTACGATGATCAGTCTGTGGCAACACAACAGCATCGGAGCACTATTCCGGGCTGATGGGAAGGTCCACAAGGAAGTGGTCCTGCCGAGCTACGAGCACGAGGAATCAAAACGGCACTGGACTACGGTGTCGTTCGAGCGCGACGGTATGTTCTAGGAGGAAACGTGATCGTTATCGAAGAGACCGTTGCCGGTAGTCCGGTGACGATCAACGTCCTAGAGGACATCGAAGACATCGAGGCAGTCGAGGGGTTCGTCGCCAAGCACGGCGGCGAGCTTCTCGGCCTCGACACCGAGACCACCGGTCTCGACATCTACGTGAAGGACTACCGCATCCGTCTGTTCCAGTTTGGAACGGCCCGCGAGTCCTTCGTCATCCCGATGGACGAGCACAAGTTCGACGGGACGGCCCGCATGGTGCTCGACAAGTGCGAGCAGTTCGTGCTGCACAACGCCAGCTTCGACTTGCAGGTCCTAGCCCAGACGTTGGAGTACCCGATGGATAAGCTGTGGCCGAAGGTCACGGACACCTACACCCTCGCTCACCTGGTGGAGTCCAGGGCCAAGAAGGAAGGTGGCATCGACAAGAAGCTAGAGAATCTGGCCGAGTACTACATCTCGCCCGAGGACGCGGAGCGGATCAAGGGCCAGATCCCCGCGCTGGCCGCGAAGTACAAGGCCACCAGGGTCACGATCTGGAAGAAGGTGGACCAGTTTGACCGCGACTACCTCACCTACGCTGGCATGGACCCGGTGTGGGCCGTACGACTACACGAGATCCTCTACCCGCTGGTGCCGAAGGTCTCGCTGGGTCTCCTACCCTTCGAGCGAGAGGTCGCACGGGTCTGCTCGAAGATGGAGCAAAACGGGTTCCTCTTGGACGTGGAGTACACCACGAAGTTCCGCGACGAGCTGAAAGCGGCCGAGTCGATCCAGAAGGAGATCGCCTCGTCGTTCGGGGTAGAGCGTGTCTCGGCTAACGCCGAGGTCATCGAGGCCCTAGAGCAGTTCGGGGTCACCATCGACGGTCGTACTCCTGGTGGAGACAAGCAGGTCAACGACGCATTCTTGCAGCGCGTCGTGGCTGGCGGGGGCCAGGCCGGTGAGCTGGCTGCTGCGGTCATCGCAGCCAAGCGGATCGGCAAGCAGCGTACCTCGTGGATCGAGAACTTCCTGAAGGGCCGCGACCCGAGCGATCGGGTCCACCCCCACATCCACCCGCTGCAAGCACGTACCGGCCGGATGAGCATCAGCAATCCGGCCACCCAGCAGCTCCCTAGCGACCGTTGGGAGGTTCGGCGATGCTTCCTAGCCGACGAGGGCCATTCGATCGCCAGCGTGGACTACGCGTCCCAGGAACTACGTGTCCTAGCCGCGTTGTCCGGGGACCGGACGATGAGCACCGCGCTACTGCGCGGAGACAACCTCCACTTGCTGACCGCCCGAGCCGCTTTCGGGAACCACATCACCAAGGAGATGAACGAGTACAAGTACGGGAAGACGACGAACTTCTCGAAGGTGTACGGCGGCGGTGCGAAGAGCATCGCGGAGAAGTTCGACCTGCCGTTCCCGGTCGCCAAGAAGATCGTTGACGCGTTCGACAACACCTACAAGGAGGTGCCGGTATTCTCAGCGAAACTCCAAGCGGAGGCGACGAAGACGGGATACATCGTGACGCCGACAGGTCGCCGTCTCGCTGTGGATGCAGATCGTGCCTACTCGGCGCTGAACTACGTGATCCAGTCAACGAGTCGGGATGTTACCGCGTCGGCGTTACTCCGTCTGGACGCGGAAGGTTTTACCCCGTATCTCCGACTCCCTATCCACGACGAGGTTTTGGCGAGCCTGCCTGCCGACAAGGCTGAGTGGGGCGCCAACCGCATCGGGGAGATCATGCGACACCAGATGGGCGCGATGCCCATCACCACCGACGCTGAAGTGGGACTCCGGTCCTGGGGCAGCCTATACGGAGCGGACTACTGATGGCTACAGATAGCAGCGAGAAGATGCTCCGCATTCCCCCCTTTCCTGGGTGGTTCGCGGAGCTGACTGACGCGGACTACTTCGGGGTCAACCCCGATTTCGTCTACCTCACCCTGAGTACCAAGATCTCCAAGCAGGAGATCGCCGATGGCAAGTGGGACATGGGTCAGATCACGGCCAAGCTGAAGGAGGTGTTCGATGGGAATGGATGACCGGGACTTCATGGACATGATGTACCAGGGCATGACCAAGACGACCCACGCCGAGACGGCCTACTGGGGGTTCGAGCCCGACCTCTCCGAGCGCGGGTTCGACATCTTCTACGTGGACCAGTCTGCGCCCGACGAGAAGCAGATCCTAGGCTGGGTCGAGCACGAGGTGGACGCGGCTTTTATCACCGCGGTCCACGGAGCCTTCCCGGACATACACCGACGCTGGCTGATGGCCCTAGACGAAGCGGAGCAAAAGGATGCGGAGAAGGATGAAGCGGAGTCTACTGCCGCCGACCTCTCGGAGCGCCTCGGCGCCTACGAGGCCAGGTACGGGATCGAGGACTGGCATGGCAAAGCAAGCGGGTCGTAAGCCACCTCCTGGACCGCCGTACAACGTGGTTGACCTGAAGGAGTTGGGACGATGATGTTCATACCGTGGTTCGACGTGGAGCACATCGCCGGCGATACCTCTTGGATCGCCGCGCTGTCGGTTACCATCGTCAACGACGACCACGAACGCAACGTCCGAGAGATCTATTCGGGCGGTCAGGTAGTCAAGACCAAAGTCTCAGCCGCCGAGATCTTCGAGCGGATGGGCGCTGCTATCGAAGGAGCCCGCAATGCCGAACTGGAAGCTATGGCGCAAGCGGGGACTGAGATTCCCGAACGGAATCCCGAGGGTGGCAGTACCATCGTCACCGACGAAGCCGGAATCACGCACGGTACTCTTCTCGACGGTAGACCGTTCACCATCGAGGGCACCAGAGACTAGGTACTGGGACGAGCACTACAACTGGCTGCCCGAGGATTTCTTCGACATCACCCCGTGGCTCGGGGCGCTGGGAATCATACAGCTCTGGGCGGTGTTAACCCTAGCAGACGCAGAACACGAGGAGGACTACTACCGCGGAGCGGTGGAGGTTCCTCCTCTGGAAGGAGAAACCGATGCCGCACCCATACTGGCCGACGACCAGCGATGGTACGATGACGGTGGCCGAGGCGATCCAGATCGCCCGTCCGGGCTGGCATGAGTACTTCCTCGGGATCGCCCGAGCAGCAGCCGCCCGTAGCGACTGTGTTCGATCGAAAGTGGGAGCTGTTCTTGTCCGAGAGCGTCGTGTACGCTCTACCGGGTACAACGGGGCACCGGCCGGAATGGCTGGTTGTGGGACATGTCCAAGGGCGAGGTCCGTGGTTGCACCTCTCTCCGGGGGATACGATACTCCTGGGGCGGCAGGAGCTTGTGTGGCCGTCCACGCGGAAGTCAACGCTGTCCTTTACGCCGAGCGCAGCGATGTCGTCGGCAGCACTGTCTACGTTACTCGCGGGCCCTGTGCGGCCTGCACCAAAACCTGCCGCGCCGCGGGAGTCCACTTCATCGTCTGGCCTGTTGAGGACGTTGGTTCAATTGTCGTCCAAGATCTGAGGGTGAGCTGCTGATGTGGCCCAACAACGATCCGGAGATGATGCAGATACTCTCCGACCACCCGCTGCCCATACCGGACAGCTTCACCAAGCTGCCGATCCAGAAGATCGGTGTGGTCGTCAACGTGTCCACCGAGGTGTTCGAGCAGGCCGAGAAGGACCGGCTGGACTTCCTGTTCTACATGACCCACCGCGAGGAGATCAAGGCCCAGAACGCAGCGTTCGCCACGTACTGGCCTAACCACCCGTCCTTCGACAACCCGAACATCGTGAGAGGATACAACTGATGAGGATCAAGAAACTACGCCGCGAGCTGAAGCAGGAGCTGAAGGACCACGGCAACATCGAGGTCGAGATGGCCCAGTACGGCGGCTACGGCAACGAGGCCCGCGTCGATGGTACCGAGCTGCTGCGGCGCTACAACTACGGTACCGAGCTGCCCCCGGTGCTGCGTCTCTGGTGATCCGATGAGGCCCAGTACGGACTACGAGTACCGGTTCGACATACCCTACGTGGTGATCGACTGGTACCGTCCCAACCAGGTTAGGCCCGTCTTCACCACCATCCGTCCAAAGCCCACCAGGGGAAAGCACAGTAAACGGCCCTGGTTTCTCTTCTAGCCCTTCGCCCCACCAGGGCGAATGGCGATACGAGGGGCCACAAGCCGCTCTAACGCAAGAAACCCCCTCCCGGACCACATTGGTCTGGGAGGGGGCTTTTCGTCGTTCTGGGTTAGGAGGGGTTGGGCAGGGACGCTATCGCAGCCTCGACGGCTGCCCGTACTTGCTCGACCGTGAAGAGCTTGTTGGGGTCCGGGGCGGGAACATCGTTCTCATCCAGCGGGACGCTGGTCATCGGTAGCTCGTGAAGGCCCATCAGGCAATCCTGCTTACTGTGAGGTAGGTAGCGATCCCGGTACCTTCTCCGAGGAGGTAGTAGGTACCGGACCCGGAGACGGAGGGTCCGGGAGCCCAGGTCTCCGACACGCCACCGTCACCTATCGCGTTGAACTCGTAGGTGCCGCTGATGTGGATGATGTCGTTGTTGGTGAACCCGAACTGGGAATAGGTGGATATGGTGGGGCCCGGTGTCACATGCTGCAGCACCGCCCCGGTGGTGCTCCCGGTCAGCGCCGCCCACGACCCGGAGAGGGACGAGATGCGGATAGCGTGGGTTACCCGGTACCGACCCGGCGTATAGATCGCCAGCCCAGATGTCCCCATCACGATGTCCGGTGAGCAGTATTCCGTCGTATCGTAGATCGTGGAGCCCAAGCCTACGGCTGCGCCCTTCGAGAGGGCCACCGCGGTGGTGGAGGCGCGGTAGAACCGAGCCGACGTGCCGTACGTGGTAGCCGTAGCGTTGGAGTCCTGCAGCTTGAACTGGGTGATCCTGGCCGGGGGGAACGTGTCGTTCGCGATACCCTTGGTAGCCAGCATGTCCTGACCGCCGCCTCGGTATGAGGCGCCCATCTGGGATGAGGTACCGGACTCTGTGTAGTCGATGACCACCGCGCCGTTTACCCTGACCTGGTACTTGCGGTGTCCTGCTGCTGTACCGCAGACCAGCTCCACCAGAGCGCCCGCGGGCACCGTTAGGGAGCTGGCCGTAGCCCACGCCGTCTGTTCTACGCCGGATACGGCGTAGCCTAGCTGGACCGAGTTGTAGTTCACCCGAGCGTAGACGTAGTTGTTCCCGGCCGAGTCCATCCGGCTCTTGATCGTGTTCTTTGGACCCGTACCACCGGCCATGCTCTTGGCCGCGTCCTGGAATACCGCCGACACTATCTGGTCGTCGGTGAGGGTAACGCCAGCGGTGAACCGGCCCGTCAGCTTCAGGTCGATGGTGCTGGTCGCTACCAGCGTCATGTCGAAGATGCCGAGAGAGGACTTGGTGGCGATGTTGCCGTTGGTGGCTGCGACCGTCCACTGACTCCCCCAGGTGGAGCCCGAAGTACCCGCCGTGGAGACGAACTTCTGACCCGCGACCGATGGGTTCGCTGTGATCAGCGAATCTACGGCTGCCTGTACGGTAGCCAGCGTATCTTGGTTGGTCACCACGGTGGTGTGGGTGTCTATGGCAAACGTACCCACGTCGCCGCTCACCGCGGCCGGGGCCGTGGTGCCCTTGGTGTCGTTCCAGAGCTGCTTCCAGTCTGCCTGAGCAGAGTACCAGGTACGACGCGCCGGCCCGTAGGCCGTCGAGGTAGTCGTCGCCGTATCGCTCGGGGTACCGAGCGGGTAGTACAGGTGCAGCCCGTCCCCGTAGATGATCCAGAGATCCTCGGCCATCCTGGACCACCACGCCTGTTGCGTGGTGATGCTGGTGTTGTTGCCCGCTAGCTGGGCACCTGCCGCGGTAGCGGACCCCAGCCCGATGGAAGCTAGGAACGCGTTCCACTTGGCCTGTGAGGCCAAGGTAGCCGCCGCTACGTCGGCGGGCGTACCGACACCCCAGGACGCCATGAAGGCGGTCCAGTTGGCTGCCGCTGTCTTGGCCCAGTCGTAGTTGCCCGAGATGATGTTGGCCACCGTAGCCGATAGGGTCGGGTCGAGGCCGAGGTCTACGAACAGCGTGGACCACCAGGTGGCGACCGTGGCAGCCGAGCTGCCAGCAGTCGGGTAGGAGCTGAGCTGGGCGAACAGCGTGTCCCACCACGCCTTAGCGTCTGCCCACAGGAACGAGTTCGGGTTGAATATGTCGTCCAACCACTGCTGGAACGCTTCCAGCGACATCATAAGCTGGATGTTGAATTGGCCCAGCACGGTCTCTACCGCGGTCTCGGTGTCCACGAAGTCCGCGTTGGTAGATCCGGGGATGAACGGCTGAAGCAGCTTGAGAGCGTCCAGCGACATCGTGTTGAGGAACGTACCCAGGTTGGTCAGAGCTGACGCGATCGTGCCGTCACCAGGACCCATGTTCATAGCGGTCGAGTAGACGAACGACTTCACGAAGTCCTCGCCCGTTATGTCCTGACCGAAGTTGGTCCCGGACCCCGAGCTGGCGTCGTCTATCTGGTAGGCACCGATGCCCAGCAGGGCAGACATGTTCTTGATGTTGCCGGCCTGCCCCGGCGCGTCCGGGTAGGGAGTATCGGTGACCATGTTTTACGCTCCTGGTCCAGGTAGAGGCAGTGGGATCTGGTTCGGGGTGAACTCTGGGTCGCGCTGTGGGTCCGCGGGGTCCGCGTCGTGGATACCGGGGGCCAGCGGAGGGCCGGGAGGTGGAATCACAGCATCTGGGGGCGGGGCCGCGGTCGGGTCAGGCTCCCCGGGAGGGAGGATCTGGTTGACCACCACGATGATGTTGGGGTCCACCGGGGGCCACGGCGCGTTCAGCGCCAGCGGCGCGCGCTCGGTGGCCGGGCACTTGACGCCGTTGAAGTTCAGCGGATCACGCCACGCACCGATACCGTTGGGTGGTGCTGCGATGTACCGCTCGTCCGGACAGCGCCAGCTCTGTGACCACAGCGACATGCCGATGCCCAAGTGGACACCCAGCCCGCCCGTGGGCAGCAGTCCGGGGGAGTACGTCGACCCACCCGTCATGTAGGAGCCAAGCTCGGCGTGCAGGTGCTGCAGTCCACGCTCGATCGGGTAGTTGCAGATGTACCCTACCGCCTCGCCTATGAGAGGCTGCACACGGGCCTGAAAGCCCGTCGCGGGGTAGGGACACTGCATGAGGTCCGCTCGTGCGGGAGCGTTACCGACAGGACCCACCAGGAGCATCCCCAGTGCGGTCGCTATCAGGATGAGCACACGCTTCAGCTTCATGGTCATGGCGAACCTTCCAACGATCGACTATTCCCCGACCGTACAATGCTATCGAGGCCGAGGCGAACGAAGTCGCACCCAGCCAGAGGACGTTTTCAAGAAGTGGATGCCCGAGATGTGGGACCGCGGCGCCCGAGAACGCCGCGATCATCACAGTCAGGTTGGTCATCTCCCGCATCGGATGTCCGGTAGGGGAGTGGGCTTCTCCTGGTAGAACAGGTTGAGAGCCCTGTTGGATACACCTTGCAGCCACGCCAGCCGTTCGGGGCCGTAGACATCAGCCCCCGGAGGCGGGGTGCTGAAGTCCTTGATCCAGGACGCTATAGCCTCGCGTTGGTTCTCGGTAGCCTGAGCACGGTCGATCAGCGCGGAGCGGAACTCCTCGTCGCAGGACGCTTCGCGGTAGTTGATGAACATCGTGTAGCCAGATACACCGGCTACCGTAATCCACACCGCCGCGAGAGTCCTAGCCGTGGGGCTGGTTATCTTCCGGAGCCACGTCTTCATCATCGTCACCTGCCTTAGCCTTTGGTTCCCTGGTCTTGCCCGCTTCGAGTGCCTTGCTGGTGCCGAACCAGCCCAGGACGCCCATCACCACGGTGCCTAGATCCTTGGGCGGGGGTGGGCCACCGTGCATCGCCCACCAGGGCCAGAACGCGTAGACACCGATGGTAGCCGGGAAAATAACATCGACGGTCTTCAGCCGTCGCCAGTGCTTGAACACCATCGTTGCCCCTACTCATCGTGTTGCCCCGAGGGACTTAACTGCTAGCCGCGTGCGCCGCGCTCGTCGTGTACGGTGACCGGTAGAACCGGCTCTGGCTCGGTGAGTGCTTGGATAGCCTGTACACCGGCCGTGGTGGTGCTAAGCGCCGCGGTGACGGCCTGGGACTTGGCGCCGTAGGCGACTACCGCGATCAGGATCGAGACGATGGCCGAGCCTCCGGAGAGGCTGATCAGCGTCTCCCAGTCGATACCGTACAGGTGGGCGGCGTTGCCTCCCAGGATCGGGATAGCTACGGTAGCGGCGTGCTGCGCCGCGGATAGCAGGGTCGCTTGGACCCAGGTCAGGTTAAGAGCCACGAGGGCGTTCTCCTTCGACTTGTGCGGTATCCCGCTTGATCTGCTGAGGGATACGGAATCCCCGTTGCTCTAGTTGGTAGAGCAGAGCCCAGTTCTCCTGGTCGGTCAGCTTGTCGATGTTGACGACGCGGAACGCTTCGGGATCTGGTACGTCGGTACCCACCCATCGGGCGGCGTTGTTGTAGTGGTGTCCGGGCCCGCGGAACGCCGGCTGGAACTTGATCGTCTGTTCGGGCAGCTTGGAGACGTGGATGTTGCCATCCTCGTCGGCCAGCTTGCGTATCCAATCGACGTGCCGGAAACCGGCCTGCCAGATGTGCTTGGACCACGACTTGAGGAACGCGGGGTGGGTGATGGCACCCACGCCCGCGATCGTCGGTAGATTACGCAGAGCCCAGACAACGTGCTCTTCTGGCTCGTTGGAGTTGTGCTCTGCCTGGGATGGAATCATAGCGGGCCTTCCGTCACTGTGACGTTACTAGACTGAGGGAGCCTCTTCAGCCGGAACGGCTGACTCGGCGCGAGCGATCTGCGCGTCCACCGAGCTGAAGTCCAGCGGGGTTTCCACCGGAGCCTCTGCCAAGCGGGCCTCGATGCGGTCTACCGCAGTCGAGAGTCGAGCCGCACGGTCGTTCAGTTCATCTTGATTTGCCAAGATACTGTCCAACTTTCTGTTGATTAGCTTGAACCAGGGATAGATGTCCCCGACCCCTTCGATGAGCCACTCGATCTTGCGATCGAGTGTATCGTTACCGAAGATGATTTTCATGTGCCTCCTATAGGATGCCGAAGGTGCTCAACGCCTGGTTGACCATCTTCACCTCGTCCAGCGCCTTGAACGCTGGGTCTTGAGGCTCAGACCATCCGACCGTGAACGTCCAGCCTCGGGAGCCGTCCTTGCCCCAGCCGTACTTGGCTCGGGAGACTCGCTCCATGAAGATGGTGTTCGCGACCGGATACTCGCGGAACGTGGTACCGATCCGGTCCCCGATGCCGAAGTCACCGTAGCCCTTCTCACCGAAGATGTAGGGTGCCGCGTCCGCTACCGTGATCTTATGCACGGTGCGGGCGCGGGTAGCCCAAATCTTGGCTCGAACAGCCATGAATGCACTAAGCGTAAATGCACGATCCGCACCGTCAGCCCAACCCTCGTAGTAGTGGAGGTCACCCAGAGAGGTGGGGTGCCCTTCCAATCCTGCGACGGGTAGCGTCAGCCCGCCGGGGCTGGCGCGCAGCGTGGGTACCTCCATGAAGGCCATGAAGGTGTCCTCGTAGAGGATCTTCGCTACGGCGTCCATGATACCGCCCAGGGGCGGGATGTCGATGGACGGTATGTGAACGTCTACGTTACCGCCTAGCCCGCCACCAACACCTACGGCCCCTGCTTCGGAGATGATGGTGTTGATTATGCTGGTCAGGAAGTCGCCTGCCATGTTCACGCCCGCCGAAAACGCCTCGTTGACTCCGGGCATACTGTGTCCTCCGACGAGGAAACTGGTGTCGGTAGACTCGAAGAACGTGAACTCAGACTCGGATACCCCGGTGAACATGCTGTCAGCGTATACAACGTGCGGAGCCTGCGGACTTGTTCCCAGGTAGTTCGGGGTGTAATACTCCCCAGGATACGTCGGGTCACCTGTGAAGATGTCGATGCCCTCGGTAGTGCCGTCGCCCGCTATGTTGACGACGGCCCTGAGCAACCCGGTGAGGAGCGAACCCCCAAAAGCGGTTTCCGTGCCCCAGCCTGACTTGTCCACGATGTCCCAGACCAGCACGAAGTGCCGAAGCGGGACCAGCGAGAACAGGTCTTCCACGAAGTCCAAGTTCAGCTCGCCTTGCAGGTCGCTGAACGGGTGGGGATCTTCGCCCTCGATGTAGCGTCGGCAGACCACGGTGAGCTGAGCGTCCTGTAGGTCCTTCTTGGCGACATCGTGCCACGACTTGAACCGCGAGAAGATGATCGTCAGGTTGGAATTGTCCGCTAGGAACGGGAACGGCTTGGTGATGTTGCGCCAGGTCGAGGTGTCAAAGGAGAACGGAATCCAGGATCGGATGTCCATTGGGTTGTCGGGCAGCGTCCAGAGGGACGTTTCCAACCTCATTAGGTTGACGAACAAGGTAACTAGGAGGCACCATTTGGCCGGTCCAAAGATTACCCACAGCTTGGGAAACTGCACTTCAGGGATAAGAAACGGGTTTGCCCAGACTAGGATGTGCTTTGCTTGCTCGTAGTCGTGCTTGAAGGTGATCGTCAGATAACGATCGCCCTCTTTGGTGTGGACGACCTTGTAGTTGTCCATGAACCCCGACCAGCGATACCCCTGCTTGTCGATGGTGATCAGCACGTTGCGCTTCTCGCGGCCACGGAAGTCCATGACCCACTTCGCGAGGTAGTGGTCGAGCGACAGCTCTAGGGCTGCGGTGCCCGTATCGTTCTCCACGATCTCGTAGTCGATGTCCCGCCAGCCAGCGACCTCGCCGCGGAGTACGCCGTCTCCGTCCCACAGACGAATCTTAGGGGGAGCCAGCCGACGACGCTCCTTCAGAGCGCGCTCGGCCATCGCGATGTTCCAGAGGCGTTCTGAGTCCTCTAGGCTGGTGATACCGCCGAGGGGGACGATGTTGGGTACGCCCTCGATGCGGTCGTACTTGATCTCGATCATCGGCCGCACCTTGGCGTCCATCGTGGACTGGTACGAGCTGACGAAGAAACCAAGCGGGTACTTGAAGTCGGTGATCGGGCAGGGATACGTGGTGTAGACCCGGTACTCGACCTGACCCTCGGTGTGCGAGAAATACTCGTCGGCCACCACGTCTACGCCGTCGTAGGTCGGGTGGATCAGGTTCATCCCGAGGACAGCATTCTGACCGGCCAGCGTGCCTGTGCCCGCTAGGGTCTGGAGGATGTTATCCCAGGTCAGACCGGCCAAATCCGAAAGGACCGCGCTGCGATCCGGCCAGTCAGACCACCCGTCGTACTGCCTTTTGATGTCGAGCGTGGGGTGCGTCCAACTCGTCGGTTGATCCACCAAGTTGCGAAGAACGCCACCGTACTTACGGCCTGAGTTAGCAACCAGCACGATGTTAAGATCGCTCGCTGTTTTGCTGCTTGTCGGACCATAACGCTTCTCCCAGCTCTGGATCATAACCGCGCCGAAGCTGGCGCCGAACAGCGTGACGTGTCCTGGCGTGGCGATGATCTGCGCGTTGAGGTCGTCCACCAGTATGTCGAAGGCAGCCCCGTCCGGGAACAACTGCCAGTCGTTGTAGTAGTACGGCGTCACGGTGTTGCCGTTGGTGACCCAGCCCTTGAGCTTGTGGGTCATGTCCTGGGAGCCGAAGGCGCCGTCTACCGTGATCACCGTCGTAGTCATCGGAATCCTATCCTCTTGCCTTCTTCGTAGTAGGGTTCCATGCGATCGGCTCTGAGAGGCTCTGTGTCGCGTTCAAACGCGCCGTTGGTATGAGTAGACCCATTCCACTCCGCTGACGAGTCAGCGTAGAGCGTGGGGGCTAGTTCTATACCGAACACCTCCGTCCCGAGGACGGAGATGCTCAGCCTCACTTCTTTACACCCCACGGACGAGAATACGGCCGGGGAATCCGGAGGGTCACCATCTGACCCTCGACGGCCCCCGTCACCCGGATGTGGAAGTCCATCGCTCCGGTCCACTTGGGGATGTGGTTCTTGAACCTCACCCCGTTCATCCGCGCCCACAGGGCGCTACCGGACTCTGACTTGACCTGCTCGACTCTGGGATCAGAGTCGATGAGGGCGTTCTCCGCGGGCGCTGTCGCGCCGTCGCGGATCGTGATAGCCTCGATGTTCACCCCAGAGCCACCGGTTAGGGTGGAAGAGTCGGGAATGACCAACGGTACATCGAGACCGGAGATGTTCTGCTGGAACTCGATGATGTACGGCCACTCGCCCTGTACGTCGGTCAGGATCGTCGCACTCGGGCTGACGCCGCCGACCAGCGAGGCCGGGTCGATCGTGAGCTGCGGGACGTTTACGCCCGCCTGGGTGCCGCCGAAGCGGATCGTGTACTTGGTGTTACCCTCGGTCGTGGTGTTGACCTGCATCCCCACCATCGCCCCGCCAGTAAGGTGGGTCGTGTCTACGGTGACCTGATTCTGGTTGATGCCCGCGACGTTGCCGCCGACGAACGTCAGCCGGAACGGCTGGTAGAGCTGGAAGAATCCGTCTTGGGTGACCACGATCTGGAAGACCCCGACGTTGGACAGCGCGCTGAGCGCGTTGCTGATGTCCAGAGCCGAGCAGTTGTAGGCTAGATGCCCGGTGGTCTGACCGTTGAACGTGATGGTCCAATACCCGCCTGATGGCTCGCCAGTAAAGCTGATCGTCTGGACCTCGTTTGTAACCTCCGTCGCCTCGACGGAGATGTCGAAGAATCCCAGGTTGGGGAGCAGGCCAAGAGCGAGCTGAACGTCGTAGGGCCCGAGCCACGGCACGATCGGCGCCGTGAACTGACCATCGAAGCCCAGCTTATACGAGCCACCGGTAGGACCTCCTGTGAGGATGTACTCTTGTACCTCGTTGACCGGGGTACCGCGGGTGACGTTCACGTCGTTCACCGTCAGGTTGGGCAGAGCCTCTAGGGCCGTCTTGAGCGCCGCGTCGGTGATCGTCGGGCTGAGGTGGCCCGTAACCTCTCCGTCGAAGTCCAGAGTCCAGTAACCACCGGTCGGGTGGGCGTCACCCTTGATGGTGACGCGCTGGACCTCATTCGTCCGCAAGCCACCAATCAGGGAAGGCATTTTCAGCCTCCGGTCCACCGTACCGTTGTCCGGGAATGTCTCCGTATCGAGGTTGTAGTCCGGAAGTGTCCAGGTCACAGCAGGGCTGTTGGGTGCGCCTAGCCACGGGATACCGGGGACATAGGGCTCGGCAGGAGGGAGGGTACTCCCCGGTGCTGTCCACTTCGGGAATACTCCGTCCTGGTCGGTCGGGTTAGCGTGCGGTACCGAGATGGTCAGCTCCTCGAAAGGGAGCGTCTCCTGCGGCCACGGCCACGGTAGTGGGTTGGGGTCGAACGTGGTGTCGGTCGCCGTCACGGCCGAGAAGATAGCATCCTTCTCGTACCAGAACGGGTCGCCGGCGATCAGGTGGATCGTCGCCTGATTGATCAGCCCGAGGTTCGGGTCGGTCTTCAGGTCCACTTCGTACTGCTCGCCCAGCCGCGCCTTGAGGACGCGCTGCGGCCACTCGGGGTGGGTGATCTTGATGAGCGAGTCGCGGTTGTAGTCGAACATCATCCGCAGCTCGGAGTCCCGGTAGGCCCAGGACTCGTCATCGTCGTCCAAGATCCAGATCGGGAGTATGATGTCCCGTCGTAGAATCCTGTGTGACAGATAACGAGCCCCAGGCCAGTAACCGGGCTCTTCGTAGACAACCTTGGCCTGAGCGTCGTAGAGCTGCTGCGGGTCGGTGGCGAGGACGTAGCCCTCGTCACCCCAGCCTTCACCAGCGATGGTGATGTGCTTCCCGTTTGAGCCGACGATCTCAACGATGGTGTCGCGATTGATCGACACTCTGCCTCCTGCTCTGTGCGTGGCTGTTACCACGGCCTCGCTTAGTTGCTACGCTGCGTGTGTTCCATAGACTCGCGAGTCTTCACCCGCTCGTAGTTCTTCATGGTCCCGTCGTGGTCCATCGACTGGAAGTTGTAGGTGTTTCCACCTTGACCGCCACCGAAAGCACCTTGGGCTACGCTGTTCACCGCCGAGGACAGGAAGCCGATGCCGTAGTCGGCCAGCTTCTCTACGGCTCCGTTGCCGCTCATCCCGAGGTCGGTCTGTAGCTGACTGACGTTGGCCATCGCCATGCCCTTCAGCGCGTCCAGTCCGGACGCAAGAGCCTGCGTGATCATCGAGGCAGCCTGCGAGGTCGAGTCGGAACCCGAACCCTTGCCGCCGAACTGCGAGTTGTACTTGGACTCCTTCGAGTCCAGGCCCAGCTCCGTCCGGAGATCCTGAAGCTGCTTCATCTGGGCTTGGATACCCGCACGGCCGGTCTTGTCCTTGGGGTCGAGAGATTCCTTTGACTGCTTCAGACGGTCGTACTGGATACCGATCGCCTGTAGCTCACGACCGATCTGACCCTTCAGTTCGGGCGACACTACGCCGCTCTCCTGCATGGTCTCGGAGACCCGCTGAGCAAGCTCCTGGGCCTTGGAGACGACGCCTTGGAAGCCTTCCGACATCCCGTCGTCAAACCCCTGAGCGAAGTCCTGTCCGGACTTGTGCGACTTCTTGGAGGGCGAGTGTGCGTCGATACCAAACGGACCCGCCAGGGCCGCAGCGACACCGCTACCGAGGGCCTGAGCCGCCGCTAGAGCGGCTGGCGCCGAGGCAGCTATACCGCCAGCCAGACCAGTACCCAGAGCAACACCAGCGGCGTTACCCGCTGGGCCGAGCCCTTGTAGGCTAGCCTGAATCTGTCCGACCATCGCGGAGATGCTGCCGTTTACCTGACCCGCCGCCGCCTGCGTAGAGGCGATCAGCGGCTCCCAGATCTTCTCGCTACCCGGAGGTAGCTTGGGGACCTCGATCTTCGGTGCTTTTATCTCGCCCTGAGAGCCCCCAGGAGCGATCGGAGCGACCGGTGCGGGTGGATGTGGCTGGATCGGGTTACCAGGGCCTCCTGGGAACAACCCGGCCGTACTAGGACCCTGTACAATCTGGACGGGGACCGGTGGTGAGCCGGGAGCCAGAGGCTTACCGGCGTTGAACGGCTCGGGGGCCGCGTTAGCGGTCGGCGTACCGCCGCCTAGCAGCATCGAGATCAGGTTTCCACCGATGGTCTGTTCGGTGACGAACTTCTTAGCTCCGTCGAACATGTGGCCGAGGAAGTCCTTAGCCTTATCACCGATCCACTGAACCGGGTCGTCTACGAACCCGACCTTTTGGTTCATCGCCTCCTCGTGGGTGACGGGTACCGCGGGAGAGCCAGCAGTAGGACCGGGCTTGGTACCGTAGGGGGCGTTCGGGTCGGGCTTGTCCGAAGACGGGATCAGCTTCAGTATCGTGGCTAGACCCTCGAAGACCGGACCCATCCGAGCGACCTGCTCGGCTAGGTGCTCTAGTCCCGTCAGGAAGTCGGTGATACCGCGGATCAGGTTGGGATCGCCCGCGAGCTGCAAACCCTTTTCCAGCAGGTTTCCAACGAAGTCCTTGATGCCGTTCAGCACCGGCTTCATGTTGGAGATCGCGGTATCCAGCTCCGAGCTACCGGGGACCTCCTTGCCAAACCAGTCCTGCTTCGGCTTGGAGATCTTGCCGACCCAGTTCTGGAACTGACCAGCCCACTCGGTCATGGTGTTGGCTAGACCGGGGAGGTGGTCTCCGACGTTGACGATCAGGTTCGACATAGCCGACGTGAACAACTGCAACGCGGGGGAGAGGTTGGTCAGCATCGTACCGACGCTGTTCGTGAAGCGGTCGAAGCCTTCGGTGAACGCGGGGGTAGCTAGGACGTTGCCCAGACCCTCTGCCATCTTCACGAGGCCCTGTGCTACGAACGGCAGACCGCGGGTAAGCTGCGGGATGACGCCGGCAATCTGCTGGAAGACCGGCTTCAGGCCGGTCGCGAAGACATCCGAGACGTTGGTCTGTAGCTCGCTGAGTACGGAGCCTAGGCCCTGCTTGGCCTTGCCCTTCGGCTTGCCGTCCTTGTCGAACTTCTGCTCATCCTTGAGGATACCAGAGTCGTCCAGTGCCTTCTTCACGCCCTTGAAGCCCAGCGCGAATACGCCAAGCGGTAGAGCGAAGCCAGCGACCAGCGCGGGCAAGCCGACTAGGGCCTGCGATACCAGAGCTAGGGCGGGAGCCAGCAGCGACAGACCGGCGACGATGATGCCGATCGAGCCGAATGCGCCCAGCCCACCGATGTTGGGTACCAGGTCGGGGGCCTTGAAGTTGCTGATGGCGTTACCGCCGCGGTCCATCAGGCGGCTGAGGAAGTTGCCCTGCTTTTGGTCACCCAGGTGCTTGTTGAATATGCGGTCTAGGTCACCCTCAGCGGACTGCATCAGGTTGTGGAGGGACGCCTCATCACGCTGCATCTTCACCTTGATGGTGAAGTTCTCGTGGGCCAGGCGCAGCCGCATCTCTTCGATCTCGTGCTCATCCATACGTGGCTTGAGCTGGATACGCTGCTCCATGTCCGCGAGGTCGCGGCGTGCTTGGGCCTGCGGCGACCACTCCCGCATGGTGTTGGCTAGGCGCTGTTGGGCGCGACCGATGTCCAGCGACTCGTCGGTCAGGAACCGGTCGATACGCTTCTTGGCGAGGTCGAGCCCGAACGTGTCGGCCTCAACCTTGATCTTGATCTTCTCGCCCAGCTCGGCCTCTTTGGCTAGAGCGTGGACCTTCGCACGGAGACCCTTGCCATCGGCGTCGAGGTCGATCCGCATGTCGTACTTCTCGTTGGTGACCTCTTCGATCTTCCGACGAGCCTTGCTGGTATCCGCGTCAACAGGTACCTCGATGTCCTTGCCAGCGCCTAGGGCGCCAGCCCGGACCTCTTCGCGGAAACCCGTCATGTCCGGGACAACGCGAATCGAAAGGCGTCCTACTTCCTTGTCGATCCCGGCACCACTAGCCATGTCAGGCTCCTGTCTGCTGCTTTGCTTCCGCTGCTGCGGCTAATCTCTTGCGCTTGTTGCGCTTAGCCTGCTGCAACATATCGCCGAACGATCCGGCCTTGAACGTGGTTTTCTGGTCATCCGGTAGGGTACCGGGGTCTGGCTTGTCACCAGGGCGTGGGTAACGCTTCGGGGGTGACGGTACTGGCTTGTTCGGGTCGCGGTGGGCCATGATCAGGATGTAGGCTAGGTCCTGTAGGCTGTCCACCATGTCGGCCGCTGTGTAGCGATCCTGGTCCCAGCCGCGGTACTGGATGCCGCCGCGTTGCGCCGCCACGAACGCCGAAGCGATCGGGAGGTTAGCGACGTGGAGCAGAGCCCACCGTGGGTCCAGCGGGTCGTCCTCCGAGAACAAGTCCCGGAGGTCGATCCGATAGTAGTGCATCAAGTCTGGGACTAGGTGCTGGCCGTACTCGTCTATGAGACGAGCCAGCTCTAGGCTTCCCCCGCTTGGGTGTTCTCCATCCACTTGCCCAGGATCTCTCCGAGCAGGTTGGCTGTGTAGAGTGGGTCATCCGACGCAACGGCGTCCAGGATGAGCTGTGCGTCGTCGGTGATCTGCAACAGCACCGCGCTGATGGTCTCAACCAGCAGCTCGTAGCCAGCGATCTCGTCGCCGTCGTCGCCGTCACCGATCTCGTCAACCTGCTTCAGCGTCTCCCAGACCTTCTCTCGGGTCTTCTTTGGCAGCCGGAAGATCGACGGCAGCTCGACCTCGATGTCCTCGCCCAGCACGAAGCGGGTGGGACCGAGGCGGCGCCGCGTGGCGGTCGCTAGGTCGTTCAGGGTGTAGGTGTTCGACGGTGTTTCAGTCTTGGACATGACGGGCCTTTCCTGTAGGTGATGATAGCGGCGGGCGTTATTCTCACTTGTGGGTCTAAGTGAGTACATGAAAAGGGGGAGCCTCCCAGGCCCGCCAAGGTAAGGAGGCTCCCCCGGTCTGGCGACTAGCTCGGCACGGGGCCGATCAGGTCGTTGGAGATCCAGTCGTACAGACGCCGAGTCCCCAGGTTCAGGAACGCTGCGCGGATCGGTAGAGACGAGAAGTCATCAATCGGGATTTCCACCGCGGCGTCACGAGCGATGCTCGCCTTGCTCGCGTAGCAACCCAGGTTGACTTCCTGGTCCACGAGGACCGTCAGGAAGCTCTTCTCGACGGGGGTCCAGTCTCCGGAGACACCGAACACGCCATCGGTCTCTGCGACATCTGCACCGAAGTACAGTTCCAGAGTACGGCGGTTCCACTGCTCAAGCTGAGCCTTCACCGAGTCCTCGATGGGCTGAGAGCCCCAGACCTGACGCAGACGCTGCTTTTGCCAAGAGCCCTTCATCTCAAGCTTGCCACCCTCGTAGCCAAACTCAGGAAGCTTGGTACGGCTTGAGTGGCCGAGGTTGATCCAGCCGTTGGCGGCGGTGGGCGTGGTGATCGCGACTGCTGGCGTGGTGCCACCAGTCAGGCTGGCCGCGGACCCGGTGACCACAACGGTCTCTCCGAGCAGAGCGCCAGCGAACGCGATGTCCAGCCCAGATCCGTCGCTGAGCGACGTTCCGGTGACCGTGGTGTTACCAGCCCCGACCGAGGCGAGAGCCTCGACAGCGGCCTGCACAGCGGCCTTGCTGGCGTTGTAGGCAATTCCGGCCGTGGTGTCTCCACCGACCGTCAGGGTGAACGTGCCACCCGTTGGTGTTCCGGTGATCTTGACCTTCGTGACCTGACCACCGAAGGTGGCGGCGTCGAATTCGTCAATCTCATCGGGAGTCGGTGCAACCGCTCCGAGGGTATCGTTGATGTAGAGATACCCAGTAGCGGCGACAACAACTTCGCTGTCATCGAGCGACATGCGCTCCTCCTAGTTTCGTGGTTTGCGCTTGACACGAGTGCCAAGCAGTATGAGGCCCTGAACTCGCCAGGAGTCCTGGAATGGTGAATCGAACTGCGTCATGCCCATGTTCTCGTGAACGAACGAGAGCGATCCGTAGTCCGTAACTTTCTGCTTCCACCAGGCGTTATACAGCGCCTCAAGCGCATCCTGATAGAGATCCTCGGTCGAGGGCAAATCTTCCGTGGCGTACACCGTCATTTCGATGACGGGCTTTCCCAGCAGCAAAGGCTGAGATGTGGAGGCGGTGCCTCCGACACGTCGGACGTTGATCATCGGGAAGTCCCGATAGTCGATGTCCTCGACCCAGGAACCGATCTTCAGTCCTGGGTATTGGGTAAGACCATCCTGCAAGATTGGGAGGACGATCCGCTGCACGCGGGGCATCTGCGGCATTAGCCGTCCTCTCCTACCGGCCGACTGCGGCCTGTCTTGACTCGGAAGTCTCGACCCATACGCGGGCGGTTCTCCGTGCCGGCCAGATCTGCTGCCCGGTGTAGTATGTACGTGCCCGCGGGGGCTTTTGTTTTGGTTCCGGCGAAGTGGCCGGAAGGCTCGTGGCCGTACTCCAAGGCCATCGGGTTATCCCCGACCAGCGAGACGTTGTAGGAGCTGGCGGGATACTTCCCGCCGCCCTTGGTCAGCTCGATCTTGTGCGGCTTGTGAGGCACAATCCGGACGTGGTGGTGAGCGGCTGCGAGGTTCTGGTTGGCCCGGATCTCCACCGTCAGTGCTGCTTGGTGGGTAGCTCGGTCAACCTCTCCGAACCTCGCGATCGTGCCGTACATCAGGGTCCGGTTCTTACCGATACCGGTCCACTCAAACCTCGCCACGGCTAGTACCGGCGTATGGTGTAGATGTTGTGCCGCGTACGGCGGGAGCCGGTGTACCGGATAGCGTCACCGAAGATCTCGTACATCTTCGGCCGTGCCCTATCGTCCAGACCCCACGAGAGTCGGGCCTGAGCCCCTAGGGGGCCGTGGTCGGCCTCGAACTTCCTGGTGAACCGGACGGAGTAGACCATCTCCGTCGAGTAGCCCTCGTCGTTGCTCTCTTGGAGCCGCGAGCTGGTACCCGACTGGTTGAAGATCTGGAAACGTCCGGTGGTGGGGATGCCTGCCGCTAGGTTGGCTTTGGTGACGATGTTACCGTCAGCGTCCATGGTGTGCATCTCCGGGTAGACGATGCAGGGCTCGTAGCCCTGACCCCGGTCTAGTAGGCTCACGCTAGTATCCCTTCGGGAGACGACGCTTTGATGCTACGCATCTCAGATCAGATCCGACTGGGCGTTGCCCGTCTGCTCGACGTTGCCCCAGAACTCCGGTGCTGAACCGTCGAGGTTCTTGGCTCCAACGGGACCGGCGATACGCCAGTCGTGGATGCAATGGGTGGCGTTCTCGCCGCCCTCGGTGTGGTCGCACTTGGTGGCATCGACCTCGTAGGGCCCTACGATGATGACGGCCATGTTAGCTCCCTGGGGCTAGGTTGGGTACCAGGACGAAGAATCCGTCCGAGTCGGTGATGCCCAGCGTGTACCAGTCCTCCGGGGGTATCTCTAGCTTGCCGCTAGCGAGGGCCTGGATGACCTGGTAGCCGTAGTTCCCGTCGTTCTCCGACAGATACCCGTCCATGTTCCGGATGATCCGGAGGACGGCATCTGACTCGACTTGCTCTACGTCTTCGGTCTCGAACTCGTTGGCGGTGATCTGCTCAGCGATCGTGCCTACGCCCTCGTCGCGGAACCGGCGTTCGATCAGCCGTTCTACGTCTCCGAGGCGCTTGTTTATGGCGGCGGTCATGGCGTCGTCCGCGGGCTGGCCCCAGCGGTCAACCACGTCCTGCACTGTGGCGATAGCCATTCGCTCTCTCCTAAGTTTGGACCCGGCCCGAGGCGCCCGAAGGCGCCCCGGAGCGGGGTGAAGCAGTTGGAACTACGCAGCCGCAACCACGGCGTGAGGTGAAGTTCCACCGGTCAGGGTGTTGTCCACGCCGAGCGAGATGGTCGCAGGCGACACGATGAGCCCGGAGGTCACGGTAACGTCGGCAGCGAGGATGCTGTCGTCCACGGCGACGATCGCGGCCTTGATGGCAGCGTCGTTCGCGTTGAAGGCGATCGCGGCAGTCGAGACGCCGTTTACCTTCAGGGTGTAGGTACCACCGGTCGGTGCGCCAGTGATCGTGAGCTGGTAGCTCAGCGGTCCATCGACCAGCTTGTAGAACGCGGCAACGTCGTTGATGAGCAAACCGAACTCAGCTTCGACCAGGACCGCGACCAAGTTGTGCTGCCAGAGCGAGATGAACTCGGGGGTGTCGAGAGTCCCGAAGTTCAGGGTGGCCTGATCGGAGACCGAGTAGCTAAGCCCGCCGACCTGTCCCCAGACGATCTGGTTGAAGTCACCAGCGAAGCCCAGGACGTTGCCAGAGGCAACGGTCTCGGCCAAGATGGACGGACGGCCGACGATGCGGCCTTCGCGGTTGACAGGGTTCTCCTGCGAGAACGGGCTGTCAATCCACAGAGGGCGACCGTTGTTGTCGTAGGACCCGTTCAGGATCGGCTCAACGGTATCGTCCAGCAGAGTCGCGGTCCACTTCTTGTGGTCATCAGCAAGGGCCCGTAGACCGCGCACCGCGGTGGCGTCGTACAGGTTGTTGTTGATGGCGACCGTCTTCGTGGTCTCCGCGAGGTAGTGAGCGAACGGGCTGTCCACGCCGTACAGAACGGCCTGGTCGAATGCCTGACCGATCGCCGTGGCGACCTTGGTCCGCATGACGTTCAGGTAGTTGGCAGGGTTCGCCCGCACAACTTCCGAGGACGCCGTGAAGATGGTGGCAATCTTGTGGGGGACCACAGTCTGCTTGCCGAAGTTACCCTTGGTGAGGGGCTTCATTTCACCTTCGCCGACCCATCCGGCACTGACATCGCCAGTCCAGTGGGGGATCTTGACGCCTGTAGCGCCCATCGGGATCTTGCGAGCGAAACGCTGCACGATCGAGGTCTTCTCCGCGAGAGCGAAGTAGTCCTGCGCCTGCTCGGGGTCGAGGTAGCCCTCGAACATCGTATCCCCAGTCTGGGCGATACGGCTGTCGTTGGCACCGGCCAAGTGTCCGGTTGTCATGTAGTTCTCCTAGTTTGAGAGTGGTTGGTTAGCGGCGATTCGCTGCGGCGGTCAGAGCGACCAGCAGCGGATCTTGAGCCGGGTTAGCGAGTCCGCGCTGTCCCGAGCCCTGGGTGGGGTCCGTAGCACCGACCTGCACCGTTCCGGTCAGGCCGAAGAGGGCCTTGAGGCTCTCCGCGCTGGCCTTGATGGATGCGGGGTCAACACCCTGCACGGCACCAGCGAACGAGGAGACCTGAGCGGCCTTCTCTTCTCCGATGATCGCCACGAGAGCTGCTTCCAGCTTCGCAGCACCGACCCACGCGCTGCCGAGGTCATCCTGAAGCCGGGTGGCGTCAGCCTTGGCCGCGTCGATCACGGGCTGGACTTCGCCGAGGACCGCGGTGCGGACCGATTCGGCGGCGTCCCGCGCCTTGATGCGGGCTTCTGCATTCTCCGCGCGTAGTTCCTTCACGTAAGAGAGAGGGAACAGTTCCTCAGAGGTTCCCGCCGGGGGAGCTGCTGGGGGTGTAACGCCGAGGGTGCTGGTTGTGTCTGGTGCTTCGGTCATTATTTCGACTCCTGGTCGGTTGGAGCCCACCGGGGGCTCTTCGGGGTTAACTCGCTAGCCGTAGGCCGGCGAATTCTTGGGGGGAGATGGCGCCGGTATTTAGCTGGCGCCGCAGCGCGTTTATAGCGCGCTGGTTGCGGGAAACAATTTGCCCTTTGTTCTTGCCCGCGGTGTAAACTCGGTCGGGATTGTCTTCGAGGTCGGCGTCAGCCGCCTTGGAAGCTTCGATCCACAACTCCTCGGCACGCTGCTGGGCACGTTCCCCAGACCACGCACGCTGCTTGAATACGGGGACCACGATGCAGTCACACCCGTCGTGCCACTCTTCCATAGCTCCGGAGATGTCCTCACCGGCTGCCGTCAGGTTGATGGCGTTGAGGTCGTCTAGGTCTAGGCCCGCGTTCTCCGCTGAGCGGTAGACCGGCCCTCTTGAGACGAGCATCAGACACCAAGCGCAGGTTTCCCTGCCCGTAGCGACCCGAGCCCAGCCGCGGATGTTCTCAACGGTGTCGCCCTGGCCCCCAGTCGCCTCCTGCGCGGTTTTCACCAGTTGCAGGGGTGGACGGGCCACCGGCACGTCTTTAAGCTCTGAGGCGGGCGCTGAGGCGATGTTTACGAGCTGAGCCACGCTGGCGTGGATCTCGTCTATGATCGGGTCGTTGTCCACCATGTGGATGATCTGCTGGCGTCCCGCGTTGCCCACCTCCCGAGCTGTCCGGAGAGCGAGGGTCTGTACCGCGTGTTGCGGGGAGTCCTGCTGGGACAGCTTCAGGCGGGCGGGTTCCATGTTGCTGACGAACTCAGCCCAGTCCGTACCCTCCAACGGTCTGAGATTTACCGGTAGGGAAGGGTAGGACAGGTGACGCTGAGAGTCGTAGAACTGGCGGGCCAACCTAGCCGAGCCGTCCCGGTGCGATTGCACGATGGGGAACAGCGTCCGGAGGAGGCCCATCCAGTCCTGGGGGGATAGAGCGGGTCGGGTGACCAGCGATCCGAGCTGAAGAGTAGATGAGATCATCTGCTGTACGATGACTAGCTGAGCCGCGTCATACTCTTCGGGGTTCACTTCTTGGCGCCCTTACTGGGAGGCGGGGATGCCGCCTTAGCGTCCGCGGCTGCTTGGGCTGCCTGGGCGCTTTGGTGAGCGCCTACTGCTGCCGTCGCGTCAGCCTTGTTGGCGGGATTGCCACCGGTCGGGGCTGAGCCTGGTGCGAACGCTCCCAGCAAGTTCTGGGCGTCCTGTCGGTCGAACTCCTGCATCATCAGCCGAGCCTCGACGGAGTAGCCCATGTCGATACGAGCCTGTTCCTTCGGGATCGGACCCATGCCGTTCGCGTAGAGCTTGGTCGCGCCGTCTGCCTTAGCGGCATACGTCGGGGTGCTCGGGTCGGCCCACAGCATCTCTAGCCGGTACAAACCGGGGTCGATGCTCTGTAGCCCGCCGCCCATGACGGCGGTGGCGATACGCATAGCCTGCTCCCAAGCGCCTCCGAAGAGGACGTTCTTACGCTCACACAGCTTGACCAGACGGGCTTCGGACGCCTTGATTGCTTCGGCGCTGGCCGGGTTCTGGCTGCTGTAGCTGAGGTACTGAGGGGGCAAGCCTGTGTAGGCTGCCGTCTTCTTGTCGATGGCATCTAGTGCCGCGACGAAGTTCATCAGCTCGGCAGCCGAGAACTGGCCTGCCTTGCCGTTGGGGTCCTTGAACGCGAGGATGCGACCGAGGTACGCATCCCAGTTCTTCAGGCCGGTCTCGGGGTCCACGCCGACCTCCGCGGCGTTCACGCCGAAGAAGTACCGCTGCGGTACCGCGAGGATCTCCGCGGCGCCCTGCATGTCCATCATAATCCGGGCAGCGGCGTCGGTAGCCGAGCGCAGCTCGGGGGTGATCTGGGAAGTGCCCAGTGTGTCGGAGAGCAGGGTGCGGTTGGTGATCGGGACCACCGGTACCACGCCGAGGTTGTGGGGGATCGTCTGTAGGATGGCGAACTGGTTTTCCTGCTTGATCCACACGGTGGTGGAGAGCGGGAGGTACAGTGTCGCCGAGACTACGTTCGATCCGGTGTCGTCGTAGATGACCCGGATAGCCTGACGCACCGCGCCCGTGCGGGGCTCGGTGATAGCGAACAGGGTGTTGGCCGACTCGACCTTGATGATCGGTACGGTCGGGTCCCAAAACACGTCTACCGCGGGGTCAGCCTGCGAGATCGTGATGTAGGCCCGTCCGTGGACTAGGGCCTCGGTGTGGCCGAGTACGGAGTACACGTCGAGGTCGTTGTACTGCCACCAGTCCCACAGGACGCTGGCCGGGTCGGTCGCTGCTCCGGTCGTGGACGGGGGGCTACCGGCCGCAGGCGGCGTGGTGCTACTCGCACCAGCAGCGGGGCTGGTGCTCACCGTGGTCGCCGTCTGGGCGGCTGCCTGCATCGTCTTGACCCGGAAGCCCTGGGCCTCCTGGCGCTCAGCGATCGAGTCCACGTAGAGACGCGGGTATCCTACGTTCGCGAGCAGCTTCCGCATAGCGGGAGGTACCGCCAGCCCGATGGCATCCGGCCGCTTCTCGGCGTTGTAGTAGTCGAGGTTGTCCTTCAGCGACGAGATGTTCTGCTCGAACAGGTTGATCATGTCGTCGCGGGTGGCCTCGATGTCCGTCGAGATGGAGCCGTCTTGCAGGTACCCGACCGGGGCCGGCTGGATGGTGGCGGTCGAACCGCCGCCTCCACTTGGGGAAGTCATCGGATGATCACCACCCCGTCGCCTCGGTTGTTCTTGCTCATCAGGTAATCCTGTCTGCTACCGAAGGCGAGCACGGCGCACACCGCCGCGTCGATCTTGCGGGAGGAGTCCTTCGTGGCCTTGCGTATGGCTACTGCATCGTAGGTTGTCATGTGCATCTTGGCGTTGGTGACGTGCTGCTTCAGCGTCGGGTTACCGTCGTGGGAGACTGTCCGCTCGATAACCGCGTCGTGGAACTTCTCGCAGTTCAGGGCGAACGTCTTCTGGTTGCCTCGCATGTCGAACGCGACGGGGTTGGCTGGGGACGCGTTCACCTTGAGGTCGAGCCTGAATAGCTCGCCCCACTGGTCAACGTATGCCTCGAACTCCTTCACGTCGGCGCGGAAGCCGACTACCTCGTACTTGTCCTTGGTGTTGCGAACCACCGCGTCAACCTGCTCGCGGTCGATCTCACCGGACGGGGTGTCCTTTGGATTCCACACCCCGAGGACGAACAGCATCCCGTCGCTCACGCGGCAGGCTACTAGAGCGGTCCAGTCGTTGGACTTGCTGCCGTCGAAGCCTAGGGTGATCTTCTCGCCCTTTTGCAGGACGGGCTGGTCTCCCTCGAATGCACATAGGTTCCACTGCTGTGGGCTGATCCACGAGTCCTCGGACGCGTTGATCTGGTTCAGGAACTTGCGTCGGGATTCGGTGATCGGGTTCCTGGTATCCAGTATGAGCTGGACGATGGTGTCGATGGGCAGCCAGTAGGAGTCGCCGCGGGCGATGACTACGCCCTCGCGGAGCTTCTTTACTCCCAGCTCGTGGCCTTCGGGGTCCTCCTTTAGGGAGGGAATCTCCGAGACCGGGGTGTCTGCTGGCGCTTCCAGCGCGTCGTACAGGATGCCGGTATCGACGGCTTTGCCGCCCATGACATCCTGGTAGTTGTCCCACGCTGCCTCCGCTACCGATTCGGTACCGGGGATGTGGGCGTTGAAAATCGAAAGCGAACGGGCGTGGGGCGTCTTACCGAGGTTACCGGTGATGACAGCCGCCATCTCGTGCCCGTCGTTCGCCTCCCCTCCGGGTCCGCGACCCCACCACTGGATCTCGTTTTGGATCACGAAGGTCGGGCGGTTGCCCTCCATGCTCGCGGGGGAGCTGGTCACGGCTTCGATGACCCCGCCATCGCTGGCGTAGATGACGAACTTGTTCACGTCGAGGTTGTAATCCCGCTTGAGTGCCTGCGAGATCATAATCGGGAACAAGCGGAACGTGTTCTTGGTTTGGTCCTGACTGACCGCCGCGATCTGAACCCACGCGGCGTGGCGGCGCTTACCAACGGGCGAACCGTCAGCGCCCCAGTGTGAGAAGGCTACCGGGCCGACCAGCTCAGCGAGAGCTAGAGCGGCGGCGAACGGGTCCTTCCCCCAGCCCTTCAGGCGTCGGAGCATCCCCTCGCGGTACGTGTAGTTGCCATCGGCGTCTACAGCGTACCACCAGAGGGTGAAGCGGGCCTGCTCTAGCGTGGGCATGAAGCCCTCGCCGGCGTGCTCGCCTCCGGGCGTCCGAACGTATGTTGCCCACCAGTCTAGGATTCCCCACCCGAGTGAGAACTCGGGGAGGAACCAATGTCCGTCCAGGGTGCGAGCCCACGTTGGGCCTATTACGTGCGGGGGTGAGACTCGCAATTCCTGGGACACCGTGAGCCTCCTGGGCTAGGGTAGAATACCCCGTAGCCAGTTGAGACCTCCGTCGATGTTGAACGGACTGTAGTGGGGGTTGTTGCCCTGCTGAGCGAGGAAGCCGATACCCGACACGATCGCCAGGAATGCGGCCCACACGAAGTCCAGCGGGACAACGAATGCTGAGGCGATCTGCGCCACCAGCGACGTGGGGTTGGAGAAGAGGTCAAATCGAGCTACAGCCTGGTAGATCGCGGCCTTGACCTGGCCTTCTTTGTTGGGCTCGTTGTCTGAGAAGATGTCCCCCTTGCGGTAGACATCCTCGATGAGGTAGGGCGGGAGGACCGGGTTATTGGGTAGCCCGAACCCTCGTAGAGGGTCCAGTCCACCATTCGTGATTGGACCACCCTGTCCGATCGACCAAGGAGCAACAGAACCACGCTGACGAGTAGGGTTGCCATAGGCTAGCCTCCCGAGGATGTCGGGCGTACGCCAAGCCAACTCCTGTCCGGGCATGAGGTACTGCGTGGTGAAGTCGTAGACGACGATGCCGCCCTGACTGAAGTCCGCGAGGACGCTCTTCTTGCCGCGGGGGAACGGGGTGCCGTCATCAAGACGGTCGCTCCGGTAGAACCGCGCCAGCTCATCTACACCGGACTGATTATCAAACGGCATCGCGCCGTTGTTGTAGCCGGTGGGCTGGTGGTGCAGACGCTTCTCGTTAGCGAGAATCGTGAGCGTATCGGCCGCGGGGCCGCGCCACATGTCCGACATGTGGCCTTCGACCGAGAATCCGATGACCGCGGGCTCGACCGGCTTGGGGGCGACCTTGACATAGCCCAGAGCTACCTGGGTGTCGTAGTTCAGCACACCGTTGGCTTGGCCGTGGTACTTGCCGCTCGCGATCAGGTTCCGCTGTAGCTGGGCTACGGTATCGGCGGTAAACTGGTCGTACGTCCCAGTAGCCACAAGGCTACCGGCTGTTGCATGGTAGGTTCGGGCGAGGAACTTTTGGATGTCGGCAACCTTGGGGTCAACGTCTCCGAGACCCCATCCGACCCACTTGCCGGTTGCGTCCTTCAAGGTGCATCTCCGTAGAATACTTGGTCACGCACCGTGCGGCCCGACGAGGGCCAGTCCGGGTGACCTGGGCCGACCTGTAGCACCAGGTATTCGAGCAGGTCGCGCTCGGTGGTGTTGTTGCGGTCGGAGACCCACTTCAGGAAGGCGACCGCCATCTCGTGGCGAACGTCTACCGCGGGAGGCGGGACTACGACGGGCGGCGGGGCTTGCGACTCTCCACCGGCTAGCCAGTAGAGGAACCGCTCGGTGAAGTAGTCGGCCGGGAAGTTCGGGCCAACGTCGGTGTGAGATCCCCATCCGAAGACCTCGGTCACCCACTCGTGGTCGGTGATGCCGCTGTCGTCGGCGGTGCTGTCTCCGTAGTCGCCACCGAAGCCGATGACCTTCGCCTTGATGCTCGGGTACTTCGCGATGTCTTGTACCGCGTACCAGGCGAACACGTCGATGACGTTGCCCGCATACTTCAGCCACTCTTCGCGAGACCAGCTCGCGTTGGAGCCAGCGAAGCAGTAGTTGATCGCGATGTGGTTCGCGTTGCCGACAGACCACGAGGCCACGTCGGTATCCACGCCGTCAACGATCGTCACGCCGCCGTCGCGGGCCTGAGAGCCGTAGAGGTGGTAGGAGACCTCGACCGAGGGGTTGGCGCAGTAGTTCCCGAGACGCTCCGCAGCGTCGTCGGGCGGCGGGACCGGGTTACCCTCTTGGGTGTGGAGCGCGATGATCCGCGGGAGGTTGCCGTCGCGGCTCTCGTTGTTCGGGGACCAGATCGGGAACTCGTTGAAGCTGGGGCGCTTGCTGCTAGCCATAGGAGGCTCCTTGGGTGGATCGGCGGGCTGGGGTGCTGGTTCCGGGGGCTGTGTGGGCGCTGGGGCCTCTGTCAGGACCCCGACCAGTAGAGCGTATGCGTCGTCCCATTCCTCGGCGTAGCGGCCTCTGTAGGCCGGGGCGCACTGCTGGACATCTGCTACGCGCTGTCCTAGCGCGTCCCTGCCCATCGAGTAGTCTAGCCCGTCCGGTAGCCGGGAGAGGAACACGTCGGTAGACTTTTCCAGCGACATGCGTGATTCCATCGTGCCCCACCAGTCGTTCTGTGGTGAGGGGACGGGGCCTGCGACCTTGTTCTGCTGCTGGTAGTAGCCTACCGACCGGCCGTCGTCGGACTCCGAGTCGTAGTCGAAGTTCTTCGAGGACGGGTCCGAGGCGTTCCACGGACACCAGTATCCGGACTCGACCGCCACGCAGGATAGCGCGGCGTTCGCGTAGACCAGTCCCAGTCCGCGGGCCACGGCCACGTCGTAGATTACCTTTGCGACCTGTTCCGGGGTGCGGAGGGGCGTGTCGGCCTTCCAGATGAAGTTCATGGTGATCCTCTCGGGTTAAGCTCCCTACCGTGGACTCGAACCACGAACCGCGAGATTAACAATCTCGTGCTCTGCCAATTGAGCTAGCGGGGATGAGCCCCTTGCGGGGCGAAGTGGGGCGCGGGGGATCAAGGACTCGAACCTCGTTCTGCGGCTTTGGAGACCGCGGTCTTACCGGGTAAACGAATCCCCCTGGCCCCCAGCCATCACGACCACGGCGCTCTCACGCGCCGCCGCTGCGGTCTGGGGGTTTGGAGCGGTCTAGAGTGCAGCGCGGATCAAGTTGGCTGCGTATTGCTCAGTCAACTGTCGTGGCGTCTGCTCGCGTGCCTGCTCGGAGAGCTCGGCGTACTCTTCATTGCTGAGAGAAACGAACACTGGACCCACCTCCTTCCTACTATCCTTCGGGTACGTCGATCGTCGCGCTGGTGATAGCGACGGTCGATCCCGCGGTGATGGCCGTGGTGTTGAGGATCAGGCTCGTGGCCGTGGTCCCAACTAGGCCCTGTGCGACGGCGGTGCCACCGGTCTGTGTCTTGATCCGGAAGTACGCCGCGGTTCCTGTTGCGTCTGCGCTGGTGTCGCTGGTGATCGCCGCTGCGGTGATCCGTCCGTTGTTACCGGACCCAGCGACCGACCCGAAGGTTGCCGAGCATGTCAGCGAGGCCAGCAGCGTCGGAGACGATGGTGTGGCGTCACAATCTGCGGGTACGGCGCCAGCGTAAATCTCGATGACCGCCGCGGTGCCCGCGTCGATCTGCCCTTCCAGTGCGGTAGCCAGAATCTGCGCCACAGCGTTGGAGATGTAAAAGTCGCCCATTGGCCTAGCTCTCTACGTTGTAGGGGTAGCGAACGTCAATGAAGACGTGTAGCATATGGTCGGCTGTTTCAACGGATGGTACATAGACCGATCCACAGTAGCCCCGGGCGTTGTAGGGGGCCGAAGGCAGCTCTACCGAGGATGGGGTGGCCCACACTGTGGCCGGAACCTCGTCAAACCCTATCAGCACCTCGTTTACAACTCCGGTGACGATGATGGATTCGTCTCCGTCGAACACCGCGCTGCCGCCACCCGCTGGGGCGAAGCTGTGCGGTACGGTTGTAGCGTAGCCATAAATCTCGTCTGTCTCTTCTGCCGGGATCGTGATCGTGTACGCCTTGACTGGCATTAGGAGACCCTCACCTTCGGCTCGGCGTTGCCGCCGATGTTCTGCGGCTCAAAGTGATGCCACAGCCATACGTCGATGCGCTGTACGGAATCGGTCAGGCCCGCGGCGCGGAATACGTCGATTGCCTTCACCAGGTCTTCGAGAGACAGGCTGGACAGCTCGGTGAACTCGTCCGGGTTCTCGGAGACGTAGGCGTCGGCGAGTGAGCGGGTAAGCTCCTCGTCCCGTCCTTCGCCCTCCGTCTTGTCCCACGCGGCGTGGACTTCGGCTAGGGTGGTCATCTACTGCTCCTCAAAGGTGAACTGGTAGGACCGATCCTTGGCCCTGTCTTGGTTGGTTTCGACGTGGTTCGTCAGGAACCGCGTCTGGCCGCGGATTGCGGCGTCGTCGTCGGCAGGCCCGAAGAATACCGTCGTGGTGGTGCTGGTGCTGGTGTCGTCGTCCACCGTCACGTCGGTTACCACGTTCCAGTCCTCGTCGTACAAGGTCCAGGTGGAGGTCGATAGGGTCTCCCCGTCCGAAAGGAACGGGTCCTTCGGATCAGCGTACCAGAAGCCGTAATCCAGCCTGTCGGCCGGATCTACCTTGAACTTGGTGAATGCCACGCTATCTCCCTACTGAGGTCGTGCGTGGCTCGGATGGCACGCTGGTGAATCTGGACGTTCCGGGAACGGTGGTATTCCGCTGGCTCCCGAACACGCTGGTTTCCCGAACGCTGTCCAGCACCGAGGTGAACCGGGATGCGCTGCCTACCGTGGTCATCCGCTCCGGGGGAGGCGGGCTGACCTGCAGCAACAGACCCGCAAACAGCGCCGGCACGGTTCGTGCCGCGATGTGCGGCACGATGTTGGTCAGGCTGGCCGTGGCCGGTCGCGTGGTGCTCGCGATCAGCCCGGTGATAAGTTGCGAAGCCGTCAGGCTGGCCTGAGCTGGTCTGGCTGCAGCTGCGATAGTCCCTGTGAACGTCTGAGCGCCGCTGAGGGCCGCTGTCGCTGCTCGTAGCAGGACGGCGACTACCCCTTCGTTCGCGTAGTGCCCGGAGGCTGCCATCGTGGCCGCAGCCGCCTGAGCAGCTATAGCGCCGGTCAGGAGCTGGTACCCGATGAACGACCCGACCGACTTCGGAAGAACCGCCGCGATCTGGCCTAGGTTAGCTCCCGAGCTGTTGATCAACGCGCCTACTAGCTGGGCGGTCGCCGCGATGGTGCCAGTCTGGGACTGGGCGCCGAGCGCGGAGAAGAGTGCCTTTTGCAGGCTGACCGTGATCGTACCGGTCTGGGACTGGCTTCCGATCAGGGAGGCCACCGTCTTGGCCAGCGTGGCGCCGACAGTACCGGTCTGGGACTGAGCGCCTGCTGCCGCTAGGATCGCCGTCTGCAAGGTGGCTGCTAGGGTGCCCTGGTAGGACTGGGTGCCCGCTGCTGCTGCGACGAGCGGCTGAAGCAGAGCCGCTATGGTTCCCGCTATAGTCTGGGTACCGGCTAGATCCGCTGTCGCTTTTGTGACCGTGGCCGTCATCGTACCGTCCACCGACAGCAGTAGGCTTGACCCCGAGCCGTCGAAGACGGCCATGCGGGTTGTGGCCCCGACGGTGCCGGTGTATGTCTGCCCGCCGTTCAGTGCGGCTACCGCCTTCAGCAGGGATGCTGCCACGGTGCCGTTGAATCGCTGCGAGGCGTTGCCCGAGAACAGGCCCTTTTGTAGGGTCGCTGCTATCGTGCCGGTGTCGAGGTCGATGAATGTCAGTGCTGCGTATCCTATGGCACCAGCCCCGCCGATACCAGCGGTATCGCCGCCGTTGCCGCCGCCTCCGCCAGCTCCGTACAGACCGCCAGCGCCGCCGTTGCGGGCTACTGCCGAACTCCACCCAGCCCCGCCGCCGCCTCCGCCGGGCTCTCCTGCTGATCCTGCTGTGCCGGCTGTGCCGTTGGCCGTTCCGGTGCTGCCTGCACCACCGCCAGCGAAGTTTGAGTCTCCACCTTTGGCGCCGTTGCCGCCCGTGGTTACCGAGTTACGCCCGCAGCCGCCGCCGCCGCCTGGGCAGCCACCCGATGAGTTGGCTGCCGCGTTCGACGGTAGAGCGCCACCGTAGCCGCCGCTTGAGCCGTCTGTCCCGGCTATCGAGGTCAGACCGGTGAAACCGGAGACTGAAGCCGTCCCGCCCAATCCGCGGTTGGTCGTGACCGTGGTACCGCCCGCTGTGGCGGTGGCCCCCGCCGTGGCGGTTGCCGTGTTGGACCCTGTGACCAGCGTGGAGTTGGTAGCCGCTGCGCCAGCGGTGAGTGTGTACGTGCCGCTGAACTGGGCTATCGGGATGAACTGGTTGTAGAATCCAGCGGCTCCGCCGCCTCCGCCCCCACCTTGGCGGTTGCTGAACGAGCCTGCGGACCCTGTGCTACCGTTACCTCCACCACCGATGAGGGTGACGAAGGCTCCCGCCTTGCCGGTCGGTGTGGTGGTCATGGGACTCCTTCGGGAGGGTCAAGGCCGGGGCGGGAGCGCATGGAGAGGGCACGCGCTCAGAACCGCCCCGACCGACCACCGCGGTTTCCCGCTAAGCCTGCTGTTGAGCCCGCAGGCGGTCTTCGTAGACCTTGGAGATTGGGATGACCTTGGCTTCTTCCCCGACTTCTCCGGTGCTACGATCGACTTCTATCCGCAGTCGGCGTCGTTCTCCCTCTGTTACAGCGATCGAGGTTAGCATCTGCCAAACTGCGGCGACCATCGTCGGGGATACCTGGCCGACCTTCATCTTCCCATCTTTGTCCTCGTACGGCCGAAGCTGCTTATCGAGGAGGTGGAGAGCGGTGAGCGCGGTCATCCAGTCCGAGGGCTCGTAATACTTGGCTTGGCCGGATTGTCCGAGGGACTCCCAGAACGCTTTGGTGATGTTCTGGGTCAGCATGTTCGGGAATTGTCGGAGGCTGGGCTGTTTTACTTCGCCCTCCATCGCGACCTTATCGACGGACTCGATTTTGTCTTTCGCGACGTGACCGGCTAGTTGGTCTACACGCTTCGGAATGGGTCCGGTGAGGTTCATAATGGGACTCCTGGTCCTACATTCGGCCTGGGTGTCTTTCCACTGGACGGAGAGCCCGTTGCCGTTTCTGGGTGCGGGCATTTACGCCCTGGGCCGACGAACGATCGTCGTGGCACGGCTTGCAGGCCGCGCGTAGCTTGGTGTGGTCGTCTTTATCGCCGTAGTGGTCGATCTGGGTCGCCCGATGGATACACCGGGGTCCGCGGATCTGACACAACCCGCGAGCTGCCTTCATCGTAGGCTTTCGGTAGGCCGACTCCCAGTCGGCCGGCAGCTCGCTGTGACGACGGCTATCGGCCTCCCACACAGCAGACCTCCCTAGGCGGCGCCTCGCGCCGCATGGAGCGATGCGCAGCATCGCGACCTTCGCTTCGCTCCGGTCTTTTATTGCCCATCCAATAGAACCTAACGACCGACCCGCGAAAAGCGGGTCGCGACGGGAGGAGGTCCGAAGGACCTCCGACCTTTGGGGTCTCCGGTCCTTCGGAGGGGTTCACCAGAACCCCGACTGGTAGGTCGTTCGGTCGCTTGTCGCTCCCTCACTCCCTCAATGGTTAAGTACGCGTTAATAGATTTTCCAGAGCGGTGCTCTCATCTCACTATGTGGGAAGTTGCAGGTCATACCCCCCGCCTGGGCTGGGTTCAGTAGACCGAACCCAGGGGGCCAGGGTCAGGCGCATAACCGACCGGTCAGCCCGCAAGCGGGTAAGGGATACCCCCCGTGGGGTACTGCCACCCCCATACCCCCTCCGACCTGCGCTTATGCTCTGCCGGCTACTCCGCCTGGACACTGCCCACCCTGCCCCACCAGGGCATACCCCACCGAAGGGGTATGCACCAGCAAACAACCCTGCATACCCCCTGCCCACCATGCCTACCCCTGCCACCAGTGCATACCCTGCCCATACCCCCTGCTACCAGCACCGATACCCCTGCCACTACCCCCTTGCCCTGCCCTGCCACTAGCCGAGGGCGGCTACCCCCGACCTAGCACTACCCCCTATGCAAGGGGTATCTGTAACCGAGGGGTAAGCGAAAAATTCCTACCTGGGAATATACCCCGATCTATGTGTAACCATGCTGGTCCAGGCCCCGTCGTTGGGAACACCGAGTTATCTGTAACCGACCATTACAAAACCACTTCCCACCAGCGTCTTTACCCCAATGTATCCGATAAGCTTGCTTAGCTGGCCATGGGGGACTACCTTGGTGATTGTTCGACCAGCACGGCACAACTTCACAGAGGCAATCAAGACATTCCCTGAGGGCATGTTCCGAAGTGCGGCCGAACCTAGCGCAACACAATGGCTAGGCAGAGTAGGCAAGGGCGAGGTTCGACCTCGATAGCGCGGAACGGCAGATGGTACCCGGATGGGAGCGTCGGATCAGGTGAGACCTTCGCAACGCGGGTCTTAATGGGCCGCTACGCACATAGCTACCAGCCACAATCCCAAGTTTGACAAAACGTGAAACGGCTGGTAGTGTTCTCCACAGATCGAAAGTTTCCACCAGAACGGCGGCAACGCGGAAAGGCGATCCGGGAAACCGGTGATGGCCCGTTCACAGTTAGACCTTTGACAATTGAATCAACGGATACCGGCTAGGGTTGGCGCCCAATGATCCGGAGTAGTCTAGCAATGATCGGCCTAGGTCACGGCGTGGTAGTGAGTACCGAGAGGGAAAACACGCTTCCGTGGTAGGACTGGATCGCAGCCGCGAGAGCGGAGTAGCTAGGGTTGATTCATACATACGCTTGACGGTGCAAAGGTTGGCGTGGCTTAACCACGTCATTCGGAAGTATTCGCGACAGGTTCGATTCCTGCGGCACCTCTCCCGCTTGACAAGATGTCAGGCACTAGGTAAGGTATGGGAATGGCACAACGACAGATAATCGCCCGCATTCCAGGTATGTCCACTACGGGCCAGCGTCACGATTTGCTGATCGAACGCACGGCGGATGACATGATCATGGTGACCGTTCTAGGTGCTGATGGTAAGAAGCGTCACGCTTCGGCCATCATTCTCCCCGGAGCTTTGACCGACGAAGTTCAGGCAGAGAAGTATCGCACGGACAGGAACCTGTGATACCTCGATAGGTACTAGCGGATGCTGGCTAGGCGAGCGACTGTAAGAGCGCATACCCTAGAGGGTTCGACTCCCTCATCCGCACGACGGCCAAACGGCCGGCAATTGATGGAAATTAGGTGGTACCATGCTCTGGATACTCTACGCGTTCGTAGTTATCATGGTCTCTGGCGCCGCTTACCTGAGTGTGAGGTAGAGGGATGGCGTATTCGCCAGATAAGGTAACGATCGAGATCGAAGCGATCGTTGATCATGTCCAGGAATTGCAGCACCGTAGCGATCGCTTGGCAGCGATCATGCAGCGTGCATCGCGAGGGTTGGACTTCTCGCTGTCTCAGCAAGAATTGACCAAAGGCTTCCCGAACAGCGAGTACTGGACCGGTAAGGTTGACGCCTACACGGCGTTACTCGAAACCGGGTTCGGCTTGACAAGCGATGAGAACTAGGCTAGGTTAGGGTTATGAAATCACACACCGAAGCGTTGGCCCGCCAAGGGCTCACGATGAACCAGGTCCGCAACAACATCCGCGCATACCTCAACCACGCCTCACCCGAGGACATCAACGCCGGCATCGGCTGGTATGAGGACGCGATGAGTCTTGGCGAGTGGATGGCGAAGACGTGTCACGTCTCGCTGGACCACGCCGCCGTAGCTATCGCTCACCTGTCACCACGTACTCGCTGGTCTGAGAATGTGCGTCTCGCCAAAGACTTGGCCGAGACGGGTGACGCATTCGGCACGATCCGAGGTCACGTTACTCGGGCCAAGGCGGCTCTGGCCGCTGACGACCCGTGGTCCACGTTCGGTAAGGCACCGAAGACACGATCCTTCGCGGCCAACATCCGCGGTGACCTGTCGGCCGTTACGGTTGATGTTTGGGCATCGAGAATCGCAGGTGTCTCGGAACAACAGCTCGGAAGGGTTGGCGTCTACGAAGCCATCGCCCACGCTTACAGGCTTGAAGCACGCCGTGCAGGTATCCTACCCGCACAGCTCCAAGCAATCACATGGATAGTAATCAGAGGAGCAGCGAAGTAATGGCACGCACATACCAAGGCATGAAAACCGATCGGGCTAATGCCCGCCGGCAGTTGGCCAACCTACGCACCACGAGGATTGACGCTAGACACGAGAGTGTGAGCGATGTCCTCTCGATTCACGATCGCTATATGCGAGAGGATTGGGACGATGAAACAGATAGCGCGTGATACGCTGAAGTTCGTCGTCATGTTCACTTGGCCCTACTGGGTCGAACTACCACTATGGCTCTACAACGATGAGAATTGAGGAATGACCGTGATTGAAGCACTGAGAGCGATAGACAGGCCGATCGTGATGGCATCCGAGCTTGCTCCGATCTTCGGGATTACTGCAGACGCGATGAAGTCGCGCTTGGATACCGCCCACGCCCGTGACGGCCTGACTCGTTTCAAGATGCCGTGGAACAATCAAGCCAAGTTCACCTGGACCTATTCGGTTGACGACGTGATCGCTGCCGTTGAGTCGGGGACTAGCGCGCTAACCCCTCGTAAGGCATCTCCCAAGCCTCCTGTCTCGGGAGTCACAGAACGCATCGAGCGTAAGCTTGACGCGATCCTACGTATCCACGGTATCAACCCGGAAGAGGTATGATGAGTAAACTCAGCACAGCGGTCTATGTAGGCCTGGCTGCCGGCATTCTTGTCGGAGTGCCGTTGGCGATCGAGGGAACACCGATCGAGAACATCACCGAAGATAGTCCCGACTGGGATTGCGTGATGGACGGTAACCACGTCTGCGGTCCAAACAACCCCCAGGGCAAGCCTGCCGCTTGTTACGACGACGGAGGGGTTATGGTCCAGGTTTGGCCGTGCAACCCCTGGGAGGCCGACATGGGCCATCGCCACGGTGATGGCACCACCACGTACCCGAACGGTGACGTGTTGACAGATGACGGTGAAGAGGCGTAAGGTATCACTCATGGCAAAACCAACACACCAGCGGATGGCGATGCTC